GAGCTCCCATTTTTTGTTTTTTCTTTGTGATAAATGTTCCTGAGTAGAACAATTTAGTTTTGAAATTAAATGAAAAATATTCTGTTGTTTTTCTTTCAACAAAAAACTTACCTCCGACTCTTCTTTGCTTTGTATATAATTGATACTTTAAGGAAATTTTATTTTCACTTTCTTCAATAAAAAATCTATATCTTATTCTAAATACTGACGCGCAAGGGTTGCCATAATGTTTAACAAAATCATCCTCAGAAAATAGTTGGGTGTCTGTGTAAAACTTTTCTTTGTTTTTTGTAAAATGAACTGACTCATAACTGTTATTATGTTTTGAGTCAATATCACAGAAGTTTTTATAAAGTTCAACTCTGTAATTCTTTTTTTCAATAAACTTATGAAATGTTTTTCCTTCTACTTCTAACATAGTACAAAGATAAATAAATTTTGGAAATTAAAAAACTAATTCAATGAAATTTTTCCCATATGGTGGTCCATAAAATTGGAAACCACATTATTTAAGGTGTTTTTTTTAACCTTATTTTGAATTTCTAAAATCACCTGAATCATCTGATTTCTTGTTGGTGCTATTTCTTTTTCTTCTTTTTGGTTTTTTTCGGCAATTTCTCTAATTTTTTGATAAAACTTTGAGCCGTCATTGTCACCAATTAATAGCTTGAGTTGGTCAGGGTTTTGTGTAAAAAACTTGACAAGGGTTGTCATGTAAATTTCTATATCGACATTATTCATATGACAAATTTAATAAAAATAATTTATTCAGTAAAATTATTAAACAAAAATATGTAAGTCAGATTCTTCAGGTAAATCTCGTAAATCTTCAGGTAATGCGTTTGAATTACTATTTTTTAAATTAATAATAGACAACTTAGGAAGGTCTTTAATACAGTCTGGTAATCTCTGTAAATTAGGATTGTCAGGTAGTGATAAAAACTGTAACTTAGTCAAATTACATACTGCCGGTGGTATTGTAGCGACACAACCAACAAAGTGAATTGCTGTTAAATCTGTAAAATTACCAATAGTATCAGGTATATTTAAATCCAATTTTGAACTTTTAGCAATAAACTCAAGTCTTGTTATGTTTTTAGGTAATGTTGTGAAAAATTCATCAAACCCATAAAGTGCAATAAATTTAGATGCTGAATCACTTGGATATTGTACAGAAACTTTTGTTCCTCCTGCAGTAGATAAACCTTTCATAAACTCAAATTTAAAGTATTCTTTCAAACCTTCTTCATTAGTATTCAAAAAGTCAACCAAATCAATTTGTCTATCTGCTGGGTCCATAAACTGATTAGATGGGAAGTGGAATTGGTACCTATATGCTGGAAGTCCAGAAACTTCACCATATTCTTTATCGGCAGTATACTTCATTCCTGAATTTGGTATAACCACATATAAAGGTCCATCCTTGATGTATCTATCAAACCAAGTAAGACCTGGTGATGATGTACACCATCTTGTTTCGCCTTTACCAGGTTCTTGATATGAACCTCCGTAGAAACATGCCGCATCTTTACCTAATTTACCGGTGTCTGAAATTCTTGCAACTGTCCAATTTTGACCTCTATACACAATGTCAGCTCCAGGGTGTGCGTAAGTTTTAGATGCCTCTTTCTTTTCAGTTGCACTTGCTTTAGTTTTTTCTAAACTAAAATCTTTAACATAATCATATAATGTCTCAGGTGTTAATTTATTAATATCTCTAGCATCTTGAGGTAGTCTATTTTTAAATCTTTCAAACTTTTGTAAGTCGCCAGTTACTTTATACAAGTCTTCTAAGAATAAATCTTGATACTGTTTAAGTGCTGATTTATATTGTCCTGATTGTGGGTCAGAAACCATTAGTGGGTGGTCTGATGGTAATTTAGGTGTCACAAAGTTTTTCAACAACCACTGAGCGTACTTACCAATTTTTACCTTTTCCATATCTTCAGGTTTTACTGAATCAATATCCATACCTTCAGGAACTCTTGTTGTTGGGTCGGCAGCAATTAATGCAAATAAAGTTTCAAAAGGCATAATACCTTTTTGCCCTCTTTCTTTTGGTTTAACAAATTTGTCAAATAAAACTTGAAATCTTGAACTTTCAACTATTATGTCTCGTAATATATTAGTAAATCTAATTGCCATCTTTTTAATTTTATATATAAATATTGCAAATTTTGAAAAAAATAAAACTTAGTAGTTCATAATGAGTAATTCTTCACCCATATTTTGTTTCTCTCCTTTCTTGGCTGCAGCTGCTTTTGCAAACTCTTTTTTAACCCAAGTGTATTGGTCTTCAGGAAACCACTGATGCAATAAGTCAAAATCGTAATATGATAATGAAAACTTACCTTGGACATTATGTAAACCATTTGCCAATCTTTCGTGGTCTTGTCTATCAAAATCATGATTAGAGTAGTAATTCTCAGTTTTCCAGTAAGGTGGGTCCAAATAAATGTAAGTGGATGGTGAGTCATATTTGTTAATGACATCGGCAAAATCCATATTTTCAACATCAGTAATTTTTAAAAAATGGTCTACCCAATCAGGTTTTGACAACTTATCTCTAAAGGTAAGATATTTTGATTTATATTTACCTTTTAAGTCAATAAAGTTGGATGTTTCAGGTTTGGACCCACTAAATACTTGTGTTAGAATATAAACGTATTTAGCCGCCACCTCATAATCGCCAGGTTCTACGCTGAAACCTTGATTAAAAACTTCAGCCTGAAAGTTGATAAATTGTTGTTTATAAATTTCAGGAGTAATGTCCACACCTTGTTTTTGACAATCAATAGAGTTGATTGCCCTTAACAATTCAGTAGGGTTTTGAACACACTTGAATAGATTATAGTTCAGTGGATTAAAATCATTATAAACCACTTTTTTAAGATTTGGGAACTGTTTTAGGTCCATATTATAGAAACACCAAAACATCCCTCCAAAAGTCTCTAAATAGACTTCCATATCTTTATCATAGAAAGGGACTATCCACTTTCCAATTTTACTCTTACCTCCAATATAACTTAACATATTTCAAATATAGTTTTTTTGATATTTATTTTCAAATGATTAATACATAAATTATAGGTATGAAAAAAGAAAAAGCAACAGAAGTAGAGTGTAGTATTTGTAAAAAAGGTATGTCCAACTCTCAAATTTGGATTACTATTTTGGCGGTTTACATGTTAATCGCAGCTGTCTACGGAACAATAGAAATCGTTAAAAATATAATGTCTTTATTTTAATATATTATTAATTTGTTCTCTTTGTTCGTTAGTTAAAGTCAGATTATTCTGTATGCTTATTTTTATGTAAAAATTACCAACAGTACCATCAACTTTATATCCTTTTTTGAAAAGTCTTAATGGTTTTTCAGTATCAAATCCTTCAGGTAGATTTATTTTTATATTACCATCAGGATGAGGTATTTCAACTTGGTCGTTTATTAATAAGTCTTTGAAATTTAATTTTAGATAATAAATCAGGTCATTTCCTGATTTTTCAAAATTGTTGTGTTTTATACACAAAACTTTTAAAATTAAATCACCTCTACCATATTTAGGTATTTCATCCCCCATACCTCTCATCCTCATAAAGTCACCATTATCTACGTTGTTTGGTATTTGTACGTTAAACTTGCTGTGGTTAGAAATAACCCCATTACCATAACAAAATCCACAAGCATCAATTAAATGTTCACCAGTACCTTTACATTCAAAACAATTTGATTGTATTTGTGTTTTAAAAAATCCTGTACCAACTGTTTGTACAATAAACCCTCTACCTGCACATCTTGTGCATGTTTTTTTAGTTCCACCTGTTCCTGAGCAACTTTCACAAGATTTATTTGTGTCAACTTCGATTGTTTTTTCTACACCTTTATAAGATTCTTCAGGTGTGATTACTATTTCAATAATTTTGTCAGCTGGTTTAGGTTGTCTTTGTGAATGCCCCATCATTTCCTCAAAAATTGACCCAAACCCACCATTACCAAATGGGTTTCTACGTTTCATGTCGTAATCACTTCTTTTATTGTCGTCCCCTAAAATATCATAGGCTTCAGAAATTTCTTTAAATTTTTCTTCACCGTTTGGGTTTACATCTGGATGGTATTGCTTACTTAGTTTTTTATATGTTTTTTTTATATCCTCTTGTGTTGCATTTTCGCTTACACCTAATATTTCGTAATAGTTTTTCATAATGTCAAATTATATAATAGTTCTTTTTAAGAATAGGAAAAAAAGAAAAATTATCAAACGTTATTCTACAGAAAAAAACGCCATATCTTTTTTTAAAAAACTTGTAAAACAAAATAAAGAAATAGTTTTTGATAAGAAAATAGAAAATGCAACACCAGTTAATTACCACATTGGTTTACTAACAAATCAATCCAATGTTCAAAATACTTTACATTTTGTTGATGATTTAGGTAGAAATCATGTTGCAAACTTACAAGATAAAGAATACGTTTTTATTGATATTGAAAAGTACAATGTGGAAGAAAAGATATATGATTATCAACTTAAAGACAAAATCAGTTTTTCAGAGTTTTTAAAGAAGTACTGTAGTAATAATGAGTTGAAAAACATCTTTTCATTAAACAACAAAATATGTATACAGATAAATGAAACTATAAGTCTATTTTCATTGAAAGACATTGATGAGTCTTTTAGGTTTTTAAATATTTTAGAAAAACACTTTTATGAAAATTCAAGGATGGATGCTATTATTGTTAGGGATGTATCAAACGCACAAAGAAAATGGATTTACAGCGTTTTAGAAGAGATGGGTTTTGATAAGAAAAATTTATACAGACAAAAAACTACTTTCTCAAAAAGGTAAATTCAACGTTTGAAATTTGTATCGTGCATTTTTTTTCATTTTGATTCAACATCAGATGTTGTAATAGATTAGAAAAGGTGCCTTCATCCAAAGACACCTTTAATTCAACTTTTTCATTTTTGATAAATGAACTTTCAAGTAAATCTGAAATTTGAGCCAGTTTTTCTAAATCACCCCTAAAACTCTCTTGATTCTCTGCCATAAATTCATTTTTTCTTCTTCAAATATTGTATTTCTTATATCTGAAGGTTTAAACATTTTTATTTCAGAAGAAAACTTTTTTTTCTCTTCTTCGTTAATCTTGTTTGATTTTTTTACTTCCTCCTTCAAGGACTCCATTTCCCTCAGAAGTGGGTGTAAGTTTTTGTTTGGCTCCATTAGTATTTAAACTTGTTAATTCATTTGTGTCAAACTTTAATGTTCTTAAAGTATCTATATCCCCATTTTCAAATATACCTTTCAATTCTGAAACTTTCAACTTAAATAGTCTTTCTTTTTCTTCTCTTTCTAAATTAGTTGATATTACAGCATCGATTGTTTTTTCAACAATATCGATTAACGATGGATTGTTTTCACAAACAAAAGATGTGATAGTTCTATTATCATTATTTTGATTTTGTAATATTTCAATTCCTTCAGGAGCTCTTTTAAGAGTCGACCATGTCGATGGGAAAATCATATCAAAAGTTACATAATTTTTTAAAATTCTAACAGAGTTAAGATAAGTTGACGTTTTGTTAATAAATTCACTATAAACCATTATACCATAATTAAATAAGTTAATACATATGATATTGCAATACCATAATATAGTTGTTCATATTTTTCAAATTCATAAGGTGCTGGTGGATTTGAATATACTGACCTTACGAAACTAAATATAAACTTTGTTAGTAATAATATAGAGAAAATAAAACAAAAAAGTAATAGATAATTAATCATTTTTTTCTTCTTTACTGTGGTTCAAAATTTCAGTTCTTAACTGTTGTGTTAAACTTTTTAATTGTTGGCAAGTTTTTCTAGCTCTAGTACCTGCAGACTTATTACCTCCATAAAATTTGGTTGTATCAACTGAAAGTTCTTCAATTAATGTTTTGATTTGTTCTAAAGTTTCCATTTAAAAATTTTTATACATTTATTTTTTTTAATTTAAATACGTGGTTTGTAATGTAAAGACTAATCAATCAGTTTTACAGACCTTTCTAACATCTTATAAATTTCGGTAAAAATTTCTACGTCTGATTTACTTTTTGGTGTTTCTAAATCAAACATATGATTAAAAAATTTATCTACCGTTTCTTTTATTTTTTTATCGTTTTGGTTATAAAACGTATCAAAAAAGAAATTCTCAAAGAATAAAATATCATTTTGATTAATATCAAATTCTATATTTTCTTTTTTAAAATTCTCGATTGTTTTATTTAGACACCAAACAAAATGTTCTTTTTTTTGTTGTTCCGTCATTCCAGTTTTGGTTTCTAACGAATCAATGTCTTCCTCACCTAAATATGTCATTTTTATTAAACCATAAAAGGAAAAACAAAAGTCTCTAAATAGTTCTGTGTATTCTGGTATAATATTGTTTGCTAAATACCAAGCAACAATATCTTCTTTTTCCATAGGTTTTGCCAACCAATCAAAAAAATTCCCCATGTTATTACTAATAGACATGGGGAAAATATAGTATAATTTTATTAGAAATGAATTTTAATTATTGTGTTTTTCTATCATAACCAATTAAACTTTTCATTTTTTCCATTTCGGTCAAAACATTTTGTTTGTCAGTGGATTCTAACTTCATCATAATTTTGTCAGCACCTGACTCAGACCCGCTCTTGTCAGTAACGACAGGTTGAGGTGCTTTGTTATATGCCTTCTTTTTTAATTTTGACAAATAATTATTTTTTCTTACTTCATCTCTTTTTGCGTTCACAGGAGTTTCTACTGCATTTGCCCATTTTGGGTTATTACCTGTTTCTGATGAACCTTTTACATATTTAGATACTCTTTCTTCATTTGGTTCAAAAGTGTCGTAATCTAAGTTCTCTAAACTTGCCGCTGTGAAGTTAGTTATATATTCATCAACCGCCTTAGATGGTACGTAAGCCATTTTATCCATTTTTTCAAGTTCTCCATTCCCTTTGGGAAAATTCTTTGGTGACATTTCGTATTTACCTTTAGAACCTGTTTTTAAATAAGATTTCATTTTTTTAACAACACTATCAATATAGTCCTCTTCTTGTTTTTTAGATTGACCTAATGATGATTTCAAATATGTATCAGATTTAGTTGCTTTTTTTCTTTTTTCTTCTAAAACAATATTCTCAATTAAACTTATCATTTCATTTTCTGTAAAAATCAATCTTGACTCTTCAACTTTTGCCTTTCCTTTACCTGGCCAATCTTTTTTTGCTCTCTTAGCAAAGTATAATTGTCCCATTTTTTCTCGACTTGAGCTTGGTACTTTTTTACCTAATCTTTTTAATTCTGAATTTCTTTTCTTAATTTTTTTAATTTCGGTGTCTATCTCATCAATTGTCATATCTGCATACTCACCAGTACTTTTAACTTCAACATCTCCTTTCCATTTTTCAGTTATGTATGACTCTTCAACGGGGTAAGTTTTGTTTCCGACTCTAAAAGTTTTATCTCCTCTTTCTCTTGCTGCTGATAATGCACCTGAAAAAGCATTTCCTTCTTCAACATCTTCTTCTTCTAAATCCAACTCATATAAAGTTTCTTCCACTTCTTTTTTCATAGAACGAAGTGCTTTAAAGTCTGCACCTGTAATTTTACCAAATGGTTTCGCCTTATCTATTTTCCGTCTACCATCTGTAAATCCATCATATTCTTCATCTAAATAAAATTCATCTTCTTCTTCAAATGATTGTCCAAGTTCTCTATCTTTATTTTTCATATGATGTTTCATTCTTCTTATGTTTGGCATATCGTCATCTTCAAATGAAAATGTATTTTCTAAATCTTCGTCTTCCTCTCTGTTTCTAAAAAATCTTTCTATATCTTTTTTTGGTATATCTCGTAAATTTTTACCCCCAAAAAAAGGATGAGAATCATCCATACCTCCTAATTCATTTATATTACCTTCATATGTACCACACTGTTCGCATGTTTCACCTTCATACATTTTACCACCACATTGTTCACACATTTCTTCTTTCATATTTTTATTTTCAAATATTTTATTTTCTATGTCAAAAATTCTATTATCTATCTCTTCAGATATAATTCTTTTTGTTATGTTTTTTATGTAATTTTCCATAATAATAAATATTACCTTTAATGGAAAACTTAAATATAGTCTATAAGAATTTTTAGAATTTCAGATTCACTTAATCCAGTTCTATATGATACGTTCTCAATAGCCTCTTTTAATTTTGATTTTTTCTTAGTTTTTTTAGGAGTTGACTTTGTTAATTTAGTATTAAAACCACCCGTTTTACCAAATTCTAAAGCGTTTATATCTCCCTGATTACAATAAGGGAAAGTTTTACATTTTTCTTTTGGTTTTACAAATAACCCACCAGGTAATTGTGTTTTTTTAGACGGTCCCCAACTATTTAAGTTTTTAGCCAAAAAAGATGCCCCTTCATATGAACCTGAAGACGCCGAACCAGTTGCTTCAGTTGCTTCTATTTTTTCAACATCTTCCTCTTCGTTGAAATTCAAAGCGGGGGCAAAACTTCCTGCCGATGCCGCTCCCATACCTTCTTTGGTTTCTTTTTTTGTTTTTTTGTATTCTTTTTTTGCTTCAGTATCTTTAGAAAACAAACTAAATATTGGTCTACTAATTGTTGAAGATTTTTCTTCTATCAACTCTCTTAGTGCGTTTTCTATTAACTTTTGGTGGTCTATATTTTTCACTTACTTATATTTTTAAATTTTTAAATGTGCTGGTCCACATATGTTTTTGTCTATACATCTCATAGTAAAATTCGGTAAATGCCTTTGTAATATAATCAGTAATGTCCCCTTTTATTTTTCCATTTCTAATTTCTTTTCTTATCAAATCAATCATTTGATTTTCAAATTGTTTTAGGGTACTAGAATTGAAAAAACTTTTGATTTCACTTTTAACAATTTTTTCTATTTCTTTTTTATCTGATTGTGAAAACGGCATGATTAAAAAATTAATAGTCCTGTTAATGTTAGTATTATAGAACCTCCAACTACCTGTATGAATGCACTTTTTACTTTATGTTTTTTAAATTCTTTTCTTAACCTTTCGTTTTCGTCTGACATTATTTTAAACTTTTGTTCGGTATTTGAAACCAATATTTTGTTTGTGGAGTCTAACTTCTGCCAACTTGAAATTAATTTTTCCATATAAAAAACCTTGTCGTTAAGTTGTATGATTTGTTTTTCGTTAAGTTTATTTATTTCTTTTAATCTATCATAGTCATTTAAATCCAATAACATTTTTTGTGCAACCCCATAAGGTATACATATTTCTGAAGTATCTTGAGGTTTTGGTTTTTGAGCGAAACTATTAAACCCAATAAAAAGAATTAATAGTAAAATTGTTATTCTATTCATCTTAAAAATTATATCTTTTTCTAAGCAAACTATCTACTTGTTTTTTGTCTGCGTTTTTTATCTCTTCTTTTTTTTGAGTGTAGTAGTTATTAACTTCCTTTTTTTCTATTTTTATATTTGATATTTTTTTATCAATATCTTTTACTTTTTGATTATAAGAATTGATTGAATCATTTAAACTTTTTTGAAGGTTTTTTAGTTCTCCGATGTGTTTATCCAATTGCTCCAATTTATATTTATCCAACTCAGACATTTCTGGTTTTTTTGTTAAAATCAGTATTAAAAGATAAATGATGGCAAATACACCAACACCTATTAAAATTTTTTGCCAATATTTTTTTAAAAATTCCATATTATTCTTCTTCTGTAAATTTAGTTTTTTTCCTAACTGAAATTATTTTTGCCCATTTGCTTTTAAATTTTTCAAAAAAAGATTTTAATTTGTTTGTCAAATCAACAAGCTCTTGGTCCAATTTAATCATATCACCATTTATATATACACCGTTGTTTTCACCAATAGAATAGAAAAACTCAACGTCAGCATCAACTATCTTACCACTCCATTGAACTGAATTACTATAAACATTTAGTACTCCAAAGTCTGAAAGGTCAGATACTTCATTAACAAATTCTTCCATGGTTTCTTGATAAGATTGTTTTTCGTCGTTTGTTAATTCCAACTCTTTTTTATCTTTACCGTGAAGAGTTAAAAGACCCCCCGATATACGATAAGTTTTACTTTTGTCTTTTTTTACTTTATCAACATCCACATCAGTTTCTTGTTCTTCATCTTGTTCGATGTTGTCTTCAATACTTTTTGCCATATTAATTGGCCCTACTTGTTCTTGCAAAAGTCTAGACCTTTTCAACAACATTTTTATTTCATCATACTGGTTCATATTCTTCTAATAATTTTTCAAAATTGTTAAAATTGAAAGATGGGTTTATATCTCTACAGTTCGAATTGTAATTGCTTTTTGTTGCAACTCCGTTAAAGTTTTCAACTCCCGATAATTTGACATTTGTTTTTGTTGTCTTTTTATCGATGTTAAACTTTTCACACAACTCATGTGTTAAAAAAACCAAACTTTCAATTTGTTTTTGAGTATATGGGTCCCAAAAAAATTGTTCTCTCCATTTTTTTTCAAAAACTTTCTCTTTATAAATATCACCTATCCAATTTAAATAGTTTGTTTCTATTGGTATTTTTTTTAACCAAGTTAAATTCTCTAAAACAATAGTTATGGAGTTTTTGTCAACCGACTCATCACCTATGTAATTTGAATACATATTAGGTTCTGAAATCATAAATATTTCACCACTTTTATTAATTAAATAATTAGGTATATGTGGGTTATTTTGATTGTACCTGTGTAATAATGATTGTATATAAAATCTATAAGGCCTTTTAGTATCGGCCAAAATTATTTGACTTTTTTTGTCGTTACGAGACAGAACTTCAGATTCTATTAATTTTGAAATTACCTGTATCATTCTTAGTGTATGAAAGTCTTCTATTTGTTATTGTTTGAGTTTCTTCTGTATTATTACTAATAATTTCTTCAGGTGTTTCTTCTACTACTGGTTCAGTAATGTCTAATAAATTATCAGGGACATTGACTTCCTCTTCAACTTGGTGGGGAAGTTCATGGGGAAGTTCGTGGGTAACTTGGGGGGTGACTTGAGGGGCGACTTGAGGGGTAACTTGGGGGGTGACTTGAGGGGTAACTTGGGGGGTGACTTTCTGTTTTAGGGAATCATCTTCCTCATCTTTTCTATTATTTTTGAATGCTTGGTTTGTTGCAATAACTAATGTAATGGCTAAAGGGTCAAACACAAAAATTAAAATTAATATGAATATGTTTGCGGTTTTTTTAACACTCCACCCGGTAAGTTCACTGATATATTTTATGGTCCCAAGTTCATTACCTGAAATCTCTTTTGATTCTAATTCAAGTACTTTTATATCTAATGCGGTAATACTGTCATTAAGAGCGTCCACTTTACCTGACATTTTGTCACGATTTTCAATCGCCAATCCTAATTGTAATTCAAATGATTTACGATTCGCATTATTTGCTCTTGTTACAACCTGGCCTGTTTGTCTATCTACGCTTTGAGTTGTAGTGTTAGTCGATAAGGCGTTTCTTAATTTTGAGATGTCTTTATCTAATATTTGTTTTTCTTTTTGATACTCGTTTTTAATTTCCTCAAATCTTTGTTTTTTTACTTCAATGTTTTTTACTTCCTTCTGACCAATTTCAAGTTTTGCAATGTTAGTTGAAAACCCTGTACTTAAAAGTCCATATATCCCCAATGACGTAATAAGAGATAAAGTCACAAGAGCAACAGTCATATATAATTTTAATACTCCGTAAGTTTCTTTCCACTTGTCGTGGAGATATGTTGCGATGGCAATTTTTGATAATTCTAAAAACCCACCCATTATTATTACAGGTAAAGCGACTCCAACAAACACAACGGATAAACCAACAACACTATAATACGCAGCAGTCCCTGATAATCCGAGAGCACAAAACAACAAAAACCAAGGTAGTAATTTTTCTTTCATATTAATAACTATAACAGATAAATATTAAAGATAAATAAAACCCTCACCGGCGCCGATGAGGGAGTGTAGTTTCATTCTACCGTATAGATAGAATTGAGGATTCTCACCCAGGGTCCTTCGTGTCCCATTCCGCCGAGTTGTAAGGGTAATCTCGGTTCAACCCTATAAGTAAATAACTAATATGTTATTGTTTTTTATTCCTTCTATTGTAACTCTTTTTGATTTTTTTTCTTCAACATCAGTCTTTAAAAACTGACCATCATTTGAAAATGCAGATGTTATTATATTGAAAAAATTACCATCTTTATTTAGTAAAATTTCAACATAATTAAAATGCTTGTCGTCTTCATTATCCTTTCTTTTTTTAACAAAAATAATTTGATTATTTTCAGGTTTTTCAGTTTCGAATGAATTATAAATTTTTTCTAAACTATTTTCAAACAATTTTTTTATCATGGAGTCAGGAACTGCTATTCTTGGTGGTTGTACGTATTTTGAGCGTCTAGTTGCAAGGTGGTCGTTATACATATCAACTAAACTATCATAACTTTCTTTACCAAACCTTTCTTTTCTTTGGTGGTAAGTTGATTTTAATTGTATCAATTTATTATCTATGATTTTAGAAAATAAAACCGTACCTCTATCTTTTTCTTTTTTAGATTCAACTATGATGATATTTTTTAATACGGATAATAAATTCATATCATATAAATACAAAAAGGGTGAGAAAAATCCCACCCTTTTTAATTTTCCCGTACCGATTAGAGGATTTTAAACCCGACACACTAACCGCGGTGTCACGACGACTTACGACCCCAGGAGTAAGCTTCCCGACAAACACTGATACATGTCTCATTGTTTGTTATACAAAGATAAGTGTTTTTTTTAAACTGCCAAAACTTTTATCATAAATATTCAAATAAATCTGAACATTCGTTTCGTAGTTTACGAAGAGCCTTTTCTTTGATTTGACGAACTCTTTCTTTTGTAAGACCAAAATCTGTACCAATATCTTCCAAAGTACGAGGTGTGCCGGTAATACCGTAGTAATCCTCAATAATTACTTTTTCACGCTCATCCAATACTGACATAATTTCCATCATTTTAAGTTTGAGAGTGTCCTTTGTTGAAAACATTTCATCAGGTGAAACGATATTTTCATTTTTTATTACATCAATTAATGTGTCTCCGTCTTCATTGATGTGCATATCCAAATCAACAATTTTTGGAAGTTGTGCAAACTTTGCGGATAATTCCCCGTTAGTTTTTTCCAAAACCTTTTTTTCTTTTTGCATATCTTGAACAACATTAACCGGGAGTCTGATTGTTCTTGAATTATCATTTAGTGATTGAAGGATTGATTGTTTAATCCACCAAACAGCATAAGAAATAAAACGGTTGTTCTTGGTCCAATCAAAATTCTTAATGGCCTTTAACAGTCCATAATTTCCTTCAGCAATTAAGTCTGATAGGTCAATACCTTGATTTTGATATTGTTTTGCAACGGTAATAACAAAACGTAAGTTGCCCTCTAAAAGTTCTTTATAGATTAACTCTTTTTCTCTTTCAGTACAGTTTTCATCTGTAATCATTTTTGAAAGGATTTTTTCCCTTTCAGGTGTCATTACTTTTAACTTTCGAATGTCTTTTAAATAAAGTTGAATTTCGTCTTGGTTAATCGGGTTTGAAGATTTAATTTCCTCGGTTTTCTCTCTTTCCATAATTGTCTAATATTTGTTTTTCTTCCTCTGTTAATGACTCTATACCTTTTTCTGAAATCTTATCCAAAATTTGGTCTACAGTCGGTTTCTCTTTTTTTTCTTCTTTTAAAAATGGATTTTTAATCATGTCTTCCGTTAGTGGAAATATGAACTCCATTATATTGTTCATTCTTTTCTTTTTTTCTTCTGATAATTCATCTTTATGTACTCCTTTTGTTTTTGTTTCTTTTTTTACTCCATCTATATTTAAAAAATCTCTCTTCAATTTTCGTTCCATTTTGATGTCCACGTTTTCTGTCGCCTCCATCAAAAAATACTGCTCAACTACTCCGTCCAAACACATATCAACGTATTCTTTTAGTTCCATAAAAGGTTCTTTGGTTCTAAAGTGTAAAACTACACCAAACTCACCATAATTAAACTTTAGGTATTCACTAGAAACCACCGTTATTAGCTGATACGAAATGTCCTCAATAAACTTTTCCATTTCTGTGAAATCACCGAAAATAAAAAGCATATATCTTTTGTCTTGTGATTTCATTTCTGTTTTCTTCTTTCTCATAAATATCTTTTAAACTCGTTTTGAATATGATACAATTTGGTAAAAATCCTTTTTTCCTTCACAATATTCTAACACTAAAGTTAATAATGTTTTGAACATGTAGGCGTCTTTTGTTTGTTTTTCGCAGATGGTAAATAACTCAATAAAACTCACAAGGGTGTCCATCTTATAATACCCATGATTGTCTAAAACATCAAACTCATATAAATGTTTTTTGTAAAAATTAAGTTCGTAACTATTTCTTTCTTCTGTGTTGTTGAATGGTTCCGTTGTTTCATACAAAGATAATACTTTTTTTACAAACTTACCAACAATCACTTTATTATATTCACATTTTACTAAAAGGTCAGTAATCCAGTGCGTATGACTTGGTGTTCTTAAACGTTTGTTAGTTTCTTTGTATTTTACAATAAAGTCAAGTTCAGGATTTTCACCTCTATTTCCCTGATAAATTGCAACCATAGTTCCGTCTACCATTGTATACGTAGAGAGGGGTGAAAAGGTTACCCCTTTTTTAGAATAAGTTAGGGTCATAATTTTATTTTTTTAAAATTGAGTCTTCAAATATTTTTTTTCCTTTACTATTAATATCTAACATTATGTAATTTCTATTAGTATTAATACACGCCCTACCTGTTGTTCCAGAACCCGCAAACGGGTCAAGTACTAAATCTCCCTTGTTAGAAAACATATTTACTATTCTTTCTAATAGTTTTACAGGTTTTTGTGTTGCATAATCAAGTTTTTCGCTTCCTTGTATTTGGTTAATGTCAATCCACAAATCCCTTACCGGAATACCATCCATTTCGTGTAAGTATTTTTTTACTCTTGGGATTCCATTAGCATTGTATTCCAATCTTTTTTGGGAATCTAACTCTTTCATTTTTTCTATAGACCACCACCATTGTTTGAAATGTCCATTCCATTCGTATCTTAAATTAGGTCTCTGTACAACATTAGGTTGTGAGTTGTGAGCGGCGCTGGTGGTGTACTCACCAATATCATCTTTTTTTAGATTATTTTTTTTCTTGTAATCATCGTTATATGGTAAATACTGTGGATTATACGTATACTTTGTGGATTTTGAATACACGATAATGGTGTCGTGAAATCTCATCAGTTTTTTAGATGATTTTTTGTTGCCCCCACTTTTCCAAACTACTTCATTTCTAAAATTTTTTTCACCAAACACTTCATCTAATACAATTCTAATATGGTGTGAAACTGAAGGTTCCACATGAACAATTATAACACCAGAACTAACCAATAGATTATGCATGATTTCTAATCTTGGTTTTATAAAATCATTTCGGTATGATTCGTATGATTTATACTTATCGTCAAAGTCATCAAAGTCTCTTCCAGTGTTATATGGGGGGTCAAAATAAATTAAATTAATTTTTTTTTTCTCTTCTCTTAGTTTAGTTAGTTCGATTAAATTATCCCCTACAATATATTCGTTCATATTTTTACTTGTTAACATATTAATAAATACTTAAAAAAACCAATTAATAAACCACTAATCAATAATTTTAATCTCTGTTAACTTTTTTATTATATTCACTCTCAAGAACTTCTTTTGCTTTGTCCAAATAATTTAACCAAATTTTTTTAGGGACACTAGTTATTAAATAATTAGGATTTTTAGGGTCAATTAACTCACGTTCGGGAATTGCAATAAAAGACCATTTTTCAATATTACCATAATCTTCCGTATCCGGTCTAGAAAACAAATAAATGTCGGCCTCACCAACAGAGTATGAAACGTGACCAGTAACAGATGAGTTTTTGTTTTTTTCAGATTTTCTACGTGTCTGTTCTAAGTGAAACTTATCGGACCTAATTTTACCTTGGATAGTTATTAATCCATCCCAAGTAATTAAATCATAACCACTCCCATTCAAGTCATTATCGTCTCGTTTTTTAATTTTTAAAAAAGTATTTTCATTTATCCAATCCATTTGGATGTATTCATTGGATTCTGCTAATATTTTTCCTAAATCTCTTAATTTTTTTAATTCAATTAGTTTAAAAAACGCAATAATAAGATAGTATACCAACTTATTTTCTTTTTTTATCAGTTTTAGCGTGTTTTCTGAAATCATTTTTTTTTATTTATACTATAAAAATAATAAAAATATTTAGAATTACAAAACTTTTGACACATTATTTTCTTTTTTAATTTTAACAACACTGTCCGCCCATTGCGACACTAAATTCGTGTGTGTTATAACAAAGATTTTTTCAAAATAGTCTTTAATCTTAGTGAAGAACTCATAAACCATATCCAAGTTATCATTACTTATTTTTCCAAAGACCTCATCCCACACTATTATATTTGGTTTTGAAAGTGAACATACTTTTGACAGTACAGCTCTTAATGACATAGCTGCGATGGTTCTTTCATATCCTGAACCAGAAACCATCAGTTTTTCAATTCCAGTTGAGTTATCAATCATCACAAACTCCACCTCGTTTTTATCGTTAATTCTAATCTCCAATTTAAAGTATGAACTATCCTCCATCAATCTTTGAAGTTCTGAATTGATTAGTGGCATCATAGTCTTCATAATCATTTTTGATATTCCATTCTTACCAAACAACTCCAAGTAGATTTTAAAGTTCTTTTCTTTTTCCTCTTCTTTTTTGATTTGTTCAATCAGTTTAAGGTTATTTTCAATTTTTTCTTGGTTGTTAGTATTACCCACCTCCAGTGTTGTAATTTCAGATTTCTTTGATGTTTTTTGTGTTTCAAGTTCATCAAGTCTCATATCCGCTTTAATCAACATTGTTTCAATTTGTTGATTGTCTTTAATCTTATCCTGTATCTCAAAATATCTTTTAAGTTTTGAATTAAAACTTTCAATTTTCAAATCACAACTTTCAACTGATAATTCGTATTTTTCCTTGATGAGTTTGTTTTTTTCATATTCATCAAACTCTTTTTTAAGTTGCACAAATGATTGTTCTTTGTTGGATAAATCCGTAATAAGTGTTGTTTTTGTGTTTTTTTGCACAATAAGTCCATCTAATTCTGCAATTTTTGAATTGGTGATTGCTGCATTCATTAACTCAATCCCACAATGTTCACATTTAATTCCACCTTCGACTGAAGACTTCAATTTGTTAATTGAAGAAATTTCCGTGTCAATTTGAACAATCTCTTTATAAACACTATTATATTGTTCTTTAACTTCATCATGTTTATCTTCATGATAAAACTCACTTGGTTCGACAACTTTAAGTTCATTTATTTTTGATATGAATGTGCTTTTTTCGTAGTTGATTGTGTTGATTTCTTCTTGTGTTTTTTCAGGATTCAACACAGAGATTTCTTGGTCAATATCAGAATGTTTTTTCTTTAACATTCCATCCCGATACTCTTTTCCTTTTTTAACTTTCTCCTCAATATCTTTCAACTCAATTTTAACTTCTTCAATTTTTTTCAAATTAGTAGAAATTGTATTTTTCAACTCTTCGTTGTTGTCTTTAAGTTGTTGTGAAGAATATACATTTGACATCTTTGATTTTGAAAAATCTCCATATACTTCTTTTGCAATTTCTTCTTTTCTTTTCAAAAACTCCAACCCCATAAATCTTGATAACACCTGACCACGAGCAGTTGGTTTTGCTTCCAACAATTCTTCAAGATTTGATGCTGTTGTAAGAATGGTCATTAAAAAGTCTTCTTTTGTTCCAATAGAAGTTTTAATAAATGCTTCAGTTTCACGTCTTTGTTCGCCAGTAAAGTTTTGTAAACTACCATCAGATAATTTTTTAAAGAAGTCCAATTCTGTTTTTACATTCCATTCATTTTTCTTGGACAACTTTCTTTCAATGTTTCTTACGATAATGTAATCTTCACCATCGATTGATACTTCACCTTTTACATAAACTTTATCTTTATTTGTAAATCGGTTGAATATTTCTTCAGCCTTTGTTGTTTTGGTTGTTTCATTAAAAAACAAGAACATCAAAAGGTCTACCGATAAAACCGTCTTACCACCAAAGTTTGGTGGGTCCGATTCAATAACAACAATACCGTTAAGTTTTTCAAAATCTAATTTTTGATTTTCGCCATAAGATAGAAAGTTTGAGAACTCAATGTTTTTAATATACCACTTTTTAAATTGTGTGGTTTCTTCGTGTTTTTCTAAAATCTTGTTTTCAACTATTTTATTAATTGAAAGGATTTCATCGGTATGACCTGTAAGACCTTTACCTTCCAAATATTGTCTCATTAAACCCAACTGGTAGTTCGCATCAGTTATATTAACTGACACATCTATCGTTTGAACCTCGTCAGTATTTGTGATTTTAGCCTTTGTTAAAACATTGACGTTGGTAGTGTTATACTTTTTGGAAAAGTAATGTTTAACACTTTTAATTTTGTCTTGTGTAAAATTTTCAGGCAAATCTTCCCAAACAACTTGTATGGTCGGGTTTATAAACTTTGAAAAATCAAGGTCTTTAATCATAATATTGTAATTAAATTTTTTTGGTGGATTAAATAAATCCATATTGATTAATCGTTTTCACCAACGTTGTGGAAACCTGATATTTGCACTTTTGTTCCGTCTTCTAATATTGTGTCATAATTGGGTGTTTCCGTAGTATCATTATCTGTTCCTTCAGAAACAACATCTTCAATATTTTCGGTGTCTCCTGACATTTGTGCGAACTTTTCTTTCAATTCTTCCATTTGTTTTTGAAACGCCTCATTCCATTTCTTTCTAAGAGTATATTCTTCTTGTTTAACTTTTTTGTTTCTCTTTTGAACTTTTGCTCTATGTGCTTTTGCCGCTTTACCCATTTTTATTTAATTTAAAATTTATTACTTGGTCTGTTTTGTTCGTACCATTCAATTACCGAATTGATTGCCCAAACAGCTCCTGATGACAAAACACCATCAAAGAACCATGAACCCCAAATCGGTGTATTAAACATATCATTTGTTGGTGAATAAATCAACAAGGATAATACAAAACCTCCCCATGTTGAAAAACACATCGGGCAGGATAATATCCCTGAAATAAACTCACCTAAAAAATGAAGTGGCATGAATTTATTTTCACCCCAATTTTTAAAAAAGTTTCTTAAACCCTGAAATATGGACCCATAAACCATAATGTTCATTAATCCATAACTTAAAATAAACCATACTAAAATTTCCATATATTTTTTTTTAACCGTTTAAATTGGAGCTTCCGTGAAATTTTGCGTTGATAAACGAATTATTTTTTGGTTGCTCTAATATTTTTTTTTCTAATTCTTTGTTTTTATTTTTTAAATCCCTTATTTCTGAATTTAAATTTTGGATGGTTTGTTGTAACATCTTCGACTTACCATCGTCTACAGAAATGTCTAAATTACGTCTAAGTTCGTCTAAATCATTATCCTTTTTAGACATTTCATTTTGATAAAAATTTTCCATTTCTTTTGTTTTAATTGAAAATTCTTGTCTAATGTTGTCAATTTCTGTGGACTTAATCGTAATTTCTCCGTTCAACTGTTGTATTTTTAACAACAGTTCATCCAACTGTTCGGAATTTCTTAACAGTTCGATTTCCAACTTGGCGTTTTTTTTACCAAGTTCGTTTATTTGATTGTCATCGGTGGTATATATTATTTTCTCAACCACTCTATCGACCGGAACTTCTTTAATTACTTCAACCTCTTTGATGACTTCAATAGGTACTTCTACCAGTTTTTCAACAATCACTTCCTTTATTAAGTCTTTTTCACCGGTTTCATTAGTATTTAAGTCTTTTTCACCTTCATTAAGTGGTTTTCCCAAAAACCCATATTTTTTAATATCAAATCCTTGTTTAAAACATAGATAAATAAAATTATCAACGTCTTTTATTTCTTTAGATTCACAAAATGCAGACACTGCCTGCATTATTTCTTTACTAAATATTTTGGAGTCTTTCTGTTCCATTTTCAATATCTTCAAATGATTTTATGGAAAACTTCAAAAATGGTTTTGGGTTATCTAAATCAACATAATTATAGTCCTTACTTTCAACATCATATATTCCATAACCGTGTCTTCCAATACTTTCACCAATGTTTTGTTGAATTGGACTTCCAATCATATAACCTTTACCTGTTTTAAATTTAAACTCTTGTCGTTTGTGAATATCACCACATAATACGGTTTCAAGTCCATCAAACTTTTCAACATCATATGCCTCTTCACCAAAGTCAAAACCAAGGTCTGTTTTCATTCCTTGAATTGGTCCATGAAATAATCCAATTCGGGTTCCTTTTGCTTCGGTTAAATCAGGTGGAATATTTCCTTGGTATTGTGAATATACGCACCAACTAATGTTCTCATCTTCGTAGACACCTCTATCTTTGTAGTAGGAAATATTATTACTATTAAGTGAACTAATAATAGGTGATAGTGCGTCCAATCTTTCCGTGTTATTTACCAAGAAGTCGTGGTTTCCAGGTATGATGATTGTCTTAGCTATATTTGAACATTCAGTCAATAACCATCTAACCATCTCAATAAGTTCAGGTGTCATCTGATTTTTAGAATGAACTAAGTCGCCAGTGAATACAATCCTATCTGGATTTAATTCTTTCCATTGTTCAATGGCAGTTTCCAAAATTGATTTATACAAATCGTGGTCTTTAAAAAGACGGATGTGTAAGTCAGAAAAGTGTACTAAAGTTTTAATCATTTAATTGTTCGGTTTAACCGTTATTGTATATTTTCTAGTATAACTTGAATCTTCGTTTTTTACTAATACACCTAACACAGGATTAAATGCGTCGGAGTCAAACATAATCGGTGTAACAACAACATTTAAGTTGGAGTTTTCTAATGCAATTTTTACTTGTTGAGTAATTGCCATCTCATTAATTTCTGTTTTCATAATTTTAATCATTTAATTGTTGTTTATCATTACAATATACCTCAAATGGTGGTTTATATGGGTCGTCTTGAATTGGAAAAGGATTCACCGGTATTGGTATTCTAAATGGTTCAGAAATATCAATTTTGCTACTTTCTTTCACCAAATCCATCTTTTCCACAATTGGTGCAATATCAATGTTCTTATCTTCTAATTTTCCATGAAGGTAACCTTGTAACCAAATATAAAATTCTTTATAACTTAACATAATTCTCTACAATAAAGATTAATTAAAATGGTTCTTGCCAATTTAAATTCTTTTGCTCTATTAAGTTTTAAACCATAAAGATTTGCAATACTTTTTAAATGTGGAAAAGCTTCCGTAATTGTCATTTTACTTACTTCCATTACTTGTCGAATAGTTGTAAATCTTTATTCACATTACCACAATCACTACACATGTAAGTAGGAAATGGAACAATCGTGTCTTCATGACTACCTGTCAAAAGTTTAGGAACTTTTTTTAACATAGTCACTTCTTTAAAATAAATTGATTCACATTTTTCACATTTAATAGTTTCTTGTTGTCTTAAATCAATTTTTGGTCTAATAATATCGTCGCTCATTTTATTATATAATTTATGTTTATTTTAATTGTTGAATTGTCCCAACTGGTATTTATGTACCAAACAGGTGTAATTGTAGTTTCCATAGTGAAATATAATTTATTAGTTTTATTTAGTCAAATATTCAGACATATCCATTTTCAAAATAGTGTCGACGACATCTCTTGGTATTCGGTATTCTTTGAACTCAACGTTTTCTGTTAAATGAACAATTACACCACCCATTAGTGGAATATTTTCATATTTAGTCCCTTCTAACATCTTTAATAATAACTTACCATAAAAAGGTAATTGTGTGTTGTAGTGACCAAGAGCGTTGTTTGGGAGTTTTTCAAAAGGTTTTTTCATGGGTTTTGTGTAGTCATTTACTTCCATGTTTTTTTCCTTGTTGGTTTTCCAATCCGTAATTACAATACCGAATCCGGTTTTTTGTTTATTTAACATTAACCAAACTTTATCGGGCTGACCAGTATATCCTAATTCAGGATGACCTAAAACAATCTCCGTATCAAGTAAGACAGCTCCTCGTTCTTCCATGAGTGACAAAAACTTTTTACCAGCCTTTATCATTCTATCGCCTTTCATAGTAAGTTCTAAATCACATTCAAATAATGGTTGTCGAACTTCTTTATCTATTTTGAATTTGTTAATTGTTTCTAATTCAAGTTCATAGTGAACCCTACTACCCATATTTGTTGAAATGATTCCGGATTGTTTCCACTCTTCTAAATAAGTGTGCATCGCATATGGACTACCTTTCGCCAATTTTCTTGCAACATCCTCAGCCGGAAATTCATCATAAAATAACTTCATCACTTTTGATACAGATGGGAAATCATCTCTAACAACACCATTCACATCTAACATTGTGTACTTGTGTTTATCTTCTTCAAAAGTTAATTGAAACTCTTTTTGTTTTTCAGAAATAATCTCTCGTATTTCTTTTGCTACTTCTTTTAAATCTATCATTTAAATTCTACATAATATTTTTCGATGTCACCTTTAAGGTCACACACATCTTTATCTTTTGGCAACTTCACTAACTTAACTCTGTTATATAAAGCTCCTCCGTTTAGTTTGTCATATAGGTTTTTAGCGTCGGTATATGCGTCGCCATCCAAGCAAACTATAATATTTTTTTTCGCCTTTGAGTATAGTTTTTCCCAAAGGTTGTCTGTTAAAAACTTCCCTAATAGACAAATTGAATTGTCCAAAAAGAAACTATCAAAGACTCCTTCAACAAGGTATATATCTTTTTTCCAATCAATTAAACTCTCATTAAAAATTAAAAAGTCTTTTGATGCTTCAGGGTTTTTGTATTTTAATTTACTTCGTGGGTTCCACGACCTTGATACGAAAAAGTTTAATTCTCCTTTTTTATCAAAAGATGGAACAATGATTCTACCGGAATATTCACCCTCTAAACATAGACCAATTTGATACTTTTCTATAATCTCATCAGTGATTCCTCTTTTTTTCAAATAATTAAAAGCCTCTTTTCTTGGAATATGAAGTGGGTGTATCTCGTCAAACTTTTTATATTCTTTTGGTAATTCAAGTTTTTTGTAAACCTTTTCTTTTTTTTCAAACTCATCGGGTCTAATTAATTTATATATTTTTTTATCTTTTTTTGAACCAAACTTATCTATAAGTTTTCCTAAGTGTCCGTGAGTACCATGCGTCTCAGCACACCCCCAACACTTGTAAACATGTTGTTGGTAATTAATCTCAAGGTTTCCCTTTCCATCTAACTTGTCAAGACCTTTAATTGTATATGAACACACAGGGCAATCAACCGATATTTGACCTCTTAGTTCATTTACTGATTTTGGTTCCCCAAAAATATTACCAATAAGGTCTATGATTAACTCTTCCGATTCCACATATAAAAGATAAGAATAATATGTGGATTGTCAATTAACAAAAAACCCACCTTTGTGGGTGGGTTTTAATATTTAAATATTTTTTTATCTAAAAGACAAATTTTGACGACAATATAATTGGTAGTTTTGTTTTTTTCCGTCAGTCTCTACCCTAATTATCCCTTCAAATTCGACTAAACCTTCTTCGTTCACTTTTTCTAATGAAGTACCGCCCCTTACTAATTTTTGTTTTGCTCTAAGCACAAAAGTTTCACCAGGGTTTACGGTAAAAGGAACTTGTTTATCAATTCTCATACCGCTATTCATAGGAAGAATCCTTTTTATAGTAATTGGTGCACTTCCAGAATTTTTAATACCTCTAAATGTAAATTCAATATCTTGTCCAAATCTAACTTCAGCATCTGGATTTCTCGCAACCAATGTTCCTGTCAACGGACCTCCAAACCCACCAATTGGACCTTGACCTTGCTCATTAATAAATCTACGTCTAATATGTGATTCATTCATTCTTGAATTATCTCCACCAACCATTGGTAACCACACATGTTTCATAAACAATGTGGCTAATGTTGCGAAAGTAAGAGACGCACCTACATTAAAGATTTTTTCTTTCGGTTCCTTTCTTTTAAAATCCCTTTTAATACTTCTAACTTCTCTTTTAATTTTTCTTCCTGTTCTTCTAAACCATTGAGCTAATTTTTTTAACCATTTTGGTTTTCTTTTTGATAATTCTATAATGTAGTTTTCAGCATCTTCTTCTGTCATATCTGCAAATAAATTATCTACACATCTTTCCATTGCCATATCATCGTTTTCGTCACAATTTTCTATAGCAACTTCAGCTTGCATATTTGTATTTTCATTAACAATTCTTCTAACAAGTCTTGTTAAATCTGATTCCGTTAGTCTTACTATTCTTTTCATAATTATTTTTTTTTACTTATTTTACTATAAATACTTTACAAATACAAAAAAAAAATAATTTACCAAATTTTTTCTTGTTTCATATAACCAAGAACACAAGTATAAGAATCTGCCATATCAAAACATTCTTTTTTTAATGTGTTGTTTTTGGTATAGTGCCATGTAATTTGAGGCTCTTTGTCGGATACTTTTCTCCAAATAATTTCTTTTTTATCTGTGTCTTTTGGTAATCCACCAAATAATACAAATTTATCTTTGTCGTTTTTTTGAAGTAAATCAGGCCAAGCATACTTTCTTGAGTTATATGTAGATATATAATCGGGAACAATACCTAATATGTCATAAATTGATTTTGTAATCATTGAATTATATCTCAATAGGGTTCCTACTGTCCAAACATTATTTGAATTTAATAGTGGTTCTTCTATTACCACTTTTGTAATACCCAAATTTTTATATCCCTCAAGTTTTAACTCAAACGCATCTACTTTTAATAATAGTTCTTGAATTTTATTTTCTTCTTTTGGTTTGATTACTGGTGAAAAATGAGTTAACTCCAATAATTGTTGGGTTTTAATGTCAAAAAGACTCCATCCAATTGTTTTGGTTGATATATCTAAGCCTAAAACTTTTGGTGAGTTTTTTAAATCAGGTTTTGTATTCATATTTTTTTAAAAATCATACTTAATCGGATACTGTTGAACACCTTGTCTTTTTTCGGGTGATTGTATCTTAGATATAACCATAAGTTCTTTATTCGCATTGTAAAGTGCTACTTCTGTGACATAAGGTGGTGTTGTTCCGTCCCAAGTTGGGTTTGATGAATCAAAAAATTGTGTTTGTCCCAAATTACATAAGAAATTCATAACATATATTGTTGCTTGAATATCCGTTTCAATTGTTCCAAAAAAGAAAAACTCACCTCCAAAATTTAAAGTTATACCAGTTTGATTTAATACAGGTAGACTTATATAATCATTCAAATCATATATTGGTGCCGTATCATACATATTTTTTGTCAACTGAATAGTTGTTCCCGTCAATCCTGATATGGTTAAATATCCACCAACCGTGGTTGCAGAAAGTTGTGATAATACATTAATTTCTCTCCATTGTGTAACATCAGGTCTTGTCGTGGCACTTGATACTTTTTGTGCTAAAAGTTTTATATCTGTGGCGGTAAATCCTGATGGTAGTCCTGAAACAGGAACTTTCAAAAACGGAAACTCATTTCCAAACCTTACAAGAATATCAGAAGCTCCCGGTAATAAACTTTGGTCGTTTCCTGTTATAGTCTGATAGTAATTACAATGTAATGAATTTGTAAATGCTGAGTTATTTAATCTGTATGTTAAAAATAAAGTTTCAGTATCTCCCGTCAATAATCCTTGTGTCCCACCTAATACACCACTAAATGTATTTGGAGTCACAAGACCTAATTTTGGTGCCGGTAATGTCCAACTTCTATTTGATTTGTAATTCAACGCCGCAACTATTTCATCATCATCAAATACAATTATTTTTAAATCAGGAAAAACTTTACCAATTCTATTTGGGAAACCATTTGTGTTTGCGTGTGTGTCCCAAAGGTGATAGTATCTTAATCCCGGTGCGTTAAAATTGATGCTCTTTCTTGATTCAATATAATGTGGTGTAAATAAATTAAGGTTTGTAAATCCTGAAGGGTCTGTATAAAATACTTCACCAACTTTCGCATTAGGATTTTTATGCCACATTAACCAAGGAATGGATAGTTTGAAATTTCTAGCCTGACCTGTATTTCCAGGGTTAGTACTATCATAATCTTGCATTGCGAACTTTTCACCATAATAGTTGTCAATTGCTTGATTTGTATAATGAACTATTGCAATAGCCTTTTGGTCTGATGGTTTAACGGTTATTTTTTCTGAAAATGAATTGTAAAAATAAACTGAGTCAGTATCTGTTTGACCACTATCTGAATAGTAACCCAAATATTCTTTACTACCTGTATATCCTGTTGATTGGAAATAATTAAAATCTTGATTTACGGTGTTAAAAATACCTGCCGGTGATTCGGTCCATGGAATATTCATATTCCAAACTTTAACATCCTTTTGTGAAACATCACAATTTGTTTCAAAATTGAAAACGTTTGGATTCCAATACGGTTCAGGAGTAAATGAGTCATAAATGACAGTCATGCCTGATGGGTAAAAAACAACTTTAGAGTCTCCTGTATACCCCATACCACTAAAGTTTGGTAATTGTCTATCTACTTGTACGGTTACTGTTGTTGCAGTGGAAGTATTTCCCGTTACACCCACTACAACATAACTAAATATTGGTGATGCTCCTGTAAATGGTTGAATGTTATTCGTACCAAATAAAAACAAAAACATTCCATTAGTAACTGTACCTGAAACTGTTGGGTCTAAACTTGAATATTTAAGTGTTAAAACATTACCTGAAGTTACACCTGTGTTAGATACAACAAAATTTGGATTTATAGTATATGCAGATGAAGTATATGCGCTAAATACAACAGGAGTTCCTGTAGAACCTGTAAAAAAACCTCTTGGGGCTGCACTATTAAAGACATTATCGATATATGACGCATCAAAAGGGACACCTAATGTACTTCCCGATGTTGAATCTACAAATAAAGGGTATTTGACTTGCATTCTATTTTTTTCAGGAATTGGTGCTAAATTTTGAGCATTATATTGTGGCATCAAAACGTTTAGTTGAACGTAATCCGTGTTACTTGTTGCGTTATAGCAAACTTCACTATCTCCAACTTCAAAATACGCAATATCAAATTTACCTTGCGATATTTTTTTCCTTGCCGCGTCGGTTATTATAGTGTTGATTAACGCTGAGGTATTTTTGATTATGTATGACATATTTTATAAATATATTTTTATAAATTTATTTTAAGATAAACCTATTTTTTGTAAAGGCATATACTTTGGTGACCCGTTTACACTTATACCGTTACATGTTGATGGGGTTATAGTTACATTTGTTATTGTTACTGTATCTAAAATATAACCTTCAAGTTGACAACCGTTAAATTCTATACTTGGAGTATTAATAAACTGAGTAATAGTACCGTTTATAATTCCTCCTGATGAAATACTTGCAGTGTATGTATTTGTAAATGAACTATAATTTATATTAGATAAATTACAAGAAGGTCTAGTTTGTGAACTAGTAGTAACCACAGAGTTTGTTGGAGTACTTAAAGTTGCATTACCTGATGTTGTTGCAGTTATAGAATTTGTAATAACAGGTACGTTTGTTACGAAAGTTTTTCCTGTAAATCCAACGGCAGTATTAATTGTAAAGTTTACTGTTTTTCCTGCCGGTAATGTTGGTGTAACGTTTATTTGATAATACCAAGTTTTGGTAGTTGTAGTACCAACATTAGTTTGATTTGCCAACGGAGTTAAACTTAAATTAAGTGTATAGTTTGTATAAGAATTTTGTGGTGTAAGTGTTACTGACTGAGTTGTTACTGTGTTATTAGTATCTTTTATATAAATTGTATAATTACCAGCAGCCAAACCTAAAAATGTATTTGACATTTGATAATTAACTCCATTGATAGAATACGTGTAAGATGGAACTCCTCCATAACCCGTGACATTAATCACACCGTTAGATGTGTTAGAACAAGTTGGTTGTGTTGTTGAAACTGATAAAGTTAATGGCGGTGTTGTACAAACTCCTGTTGATACAAATACAGTACCTTGATATGTTCCAAGTAAAGACCAATTACCTGTAGGTGGCGTTGTTGGTTGTAATAAAGCGGGAACGCCAGGATTAGTCCATCCGCTAACTTCCCATCTTGTATTTCCTGTACTATAGAATACCGTATAAGTTGAACTTGTCCAAGACGGGTAACCATTGATTGTTGAACCGCTGGTTAAAGTAGTTAAATACGTTGTATTAAAAGAAGGTGTATATTCAAAACATAAGTTTTGTGGGTATACAGGTGCTGGTGTCGGTGGAGGTAAACAATCTGAACAAGTGTCAAATGGCCCTGTAGATATTACTGCAAAATTATTAATATAACTTTGTCCTGTATATAATGTTTGACCACTATGAGTCCAACAACCAACTTGACTTGTTAAACTGTACACTTTACCATCAACGAATTTTGAAGGTAAATCTGCAACATAATAAACAAAAGTTCCTGAATTTTCACAGTCTTCAAACTGTTCTAAATAGAAACTATCATAATCAACTGAACAAGTTGTTTGACCTGTAAAATCACCATAATAATCTATAACTGTTGCAGTATAATTACCAGGTAGTAAATTAGTAAGTAAAGAACCTTGAGCCCCGTTACTCCAATTTATAGTATAAGGTGGAGTTCCTCCTGTTACGTATAAGGTTATTAGACCATTAGTTGAATCAGGTGTTGACGCATTAATACTATCACAATCTAAACCTAATGGTAGAAGTGTTATTATATTACAACTATTTCCACTTAATAAACCCATCTTACCAAGTTGCCCCACTTAATCTTTTCCAACCTGACGTATCTCTATAATACAAATAGGATGAATCATACGTTATTTGTCCGACTTCACCTGTTGGGTCCGTTGTTCCTGTTGGTGTGATAGAATTACCTTTAACAACAAAATTTGGAACGTACACAGTTTCAGCCTGAGTTCCTGAAATTGAAATACCTCCTAAAATTACTGAATGGTCAGCCATTAATGTTGAATTTTCACTACCAACTATTGCTGAATTAAAATATTTAACAACGTTTCCTAAACCGCCTAATATAGATGAATTATAACATGGGTCAGATGGTGTTGCCGCTGATATAACGTTAAGTTCTCCACCTAATATTGTACAGTTTGCGGAAGTACCCGATTGGATAGTATTCGTACTTCCCCCTAAAATAGCGCTAATTTCACCATTTATAGTGTGTTGTTCACCAAATCCAAAACTCGCATATCCGTTTGAAGTATTGTCGGCGCCACCAAGAAAACTTATATCTCCGTATATTTCATTACCATCACCTATAGAAAACCCGATACTCGCTTCTATTTTATTACTATCTCCGAATGACGATGAACTAGTTCCATAAACTTTATTGTTAGACCCAAATGCTGAAGACGCATTTCCAAAAACTTTATTACTTTTATTAGTGGAAAATGTGCTACGACCAAAAGAATAATTTCCTTGTCCACCAGCGAACGAATAGGTCCCAATTGCTCCAGACTCGAAACCTTTTACAGATGCACTTTTACCTCCTGCGGTTTGATTACCACCCCAAGATGATGGGTCATTTGTATCGCCCACATATAAATTACCTGTAGTAGAAAGTCCAGTGTCATAAAGGTATATAATAGTCCTACCACCACTAAATGTTGTTCCTGAGACTTTTTGAAAATCGTCAGATAAAGTTGCCGCGAAGACAGAATTATCAATCCAAATAAATTCATTATTTGTATAATTCGCTGTGACGTTTCCATAAACACTACTTAAATAAAGTACTCCTGAAGTAAGTCCTGTTGCCAAATACGCAGTATTTGTTCCTGCTCTTGTACTAGTTCCTTCAGAGTGTGAATTGGAACCAAATGCCTTTGTGTTAGACCCTTCAGCGTGTGATGTAGTTCCCGAAGCAATTGTATCCACACCTTCAGCATGACTGTAATTACTTAATGCTTGTACATTATCTCCAAACGCAAAACTCAATGTATTTTGAGCGTCAGACCCTGTTGATTGGACCCTGTTATGTACTGTTATTTCGTTTGTACAGGCGTGGATATTATTTGTATAAAAACTTGTAATACAATTACCTGAACCACCTGTAAATGGTGTTGTTAGTCCTGATACGGTAAAGGTTCCTCCTGTTGTGTTAGTAAAAGTTATAGTCCCTCCTGAAGATACTGCAGTTCCTCCTGTTAAATAAACATCAGGTGAACCTCCGAATAAAGGTACTAATTGTGATAATCTTGCCTTATATGATGAGCCAGTTGGGCTTTGTGATGTGTCACCAGTTATTACAATATGTATGAGGTCATTAAGTGTTGCTCCTGTAGCTAATGTCCTTGATGTTAAAGTTGCCATTTTTTATTTTATATATATCAAAGTTTATTGAAAGTTATATGGTATTCCATCTTGAAATTCAAAACATATTAGGTCTTGAAACTGTTTATAGTTACATAAACTATCAGAACAGAACTCACAACCATTGCTGTCTATTATTTTAACAACATAACTATCCATCGATTCAAAGGAAACAGGTAATGTAAATGAATATGGAACTGAAGAAATTGTTGCAATATATTGACAAGTTCCGTATATCCCACATTCGTCACAAACCCAAATATCGTATGGACTTGTTCCTGAAGTTATTGTATTTAGTGTTACTATTGTTGCCATTTTTTTAACATACTCCGTTTACTGTGCAAAACTCGGTGATTACACCACTGTTGTCGACACTATAAATTTTATTTCCGTATCTAATATAATCAATCGTTAATGGATATAATAACGATGAATTACTATATACTGTTACTCCTGTTTGTATTTGATTAACTGATGGATGAGTGTAGAATATTGTTTGTAATCCAAAATTAGTTAATTGACATCCAGGGCAATTAACCGAATATGCTCCATTACCAATCCATTCGTTAAATGTTCCAACAAGTGGTTCAACTTGTAGACACTCTGCACAATCAACATAAGTTGTGGCAGTAGTCGCTGTAAATCTATTTTCATTTACCACAATATAACCTGAAGGTGGAACATAATTTATGAAGTATCCTACATAACTATAACAATTTCCAGAATAATCTCTAATTACTTCTCCCGGGTCTAAATTAGTTGGTGGGGTTGCTGTTTGTGTAATCATCGATGTTGTCGTACAAGATGTAAACACAAAGTAAGTACCAGGTGCGTAAGTAGGTGTTGGGGTTGGTGTTGGTGTAGGTGTCGGAGTCGGTGTAGGTGTCGGAGTCGGTGTAGGTGTAGGTGTTGGGCAAATCGTACAAGCGGTATATGCTGAAACCACTAACTTAACTGTTGCATTAGGACTTGCTGTTGTATCTTGTATATATGTTGCACATTTTAATTGGTCATTAATAACCCCTAAGAATGTTTGTCCTGTTGATATTGGTGTGCCTGATAATTCCAAAGGACCTGAAACGTAATAAGAAACGTTTTCGTTACAATCTCTTAATTCCTTAACTCTAAAACATATAAAGTTTCCATCGTCTATTGTAAATGTTACAGTTTCACCAGTCAAATTGATTGTTGGTGTAGGAGTGGGTGTTGGGGTTGGTGTTGGTGTTGGTGTTGGTGTTGATGCACTAACACTAATGTTTACTGTAAAAGCACTACATATATTTGGAGTTGGTGTTGGTGTAGGAGTCGGGGTTGGTGTTGGTGTAGGAGTCGGGGTTGGTGTTGGTGTCGGCGCATCACAATCAACATCATATGAAAAATCAAAAGTATCACATACAGGAGTTGGTGTTGGTGTTGGGGGAACACAATCACCAGGATAAAATAAGTCGGTAAAAAGATTTGGACAAACAGAAGTCGTTGGGTTTTGTCCGTAGAAGAAACAATTTGTACCAGGTGCTGTACCTAAACACCATTTTGTAGCACTTTTATAGATATACCCTGGTTGTGTTCCTCCTGTGAAAAAGGGGAATCCGTTATATCCTCCCGCAACAACATATGTTCCGGTGTATGCAGAATATTCATCTTTATTTATTACAACACAATATTTATTAGAACAACATTCTCCTGTTGCACAACTTGAGGCGGTACATCCTGTTTGTAGTCCATATGTTCCATTAGGTACATAACTTGTTGCGGTAAACCCTGACGTAAACGCAGAAACAATTGAATAACATCCACTTACAACAGATGCATCATAAGTAATATAATAAACAGAAGTTACAGCCGAAGTCCCAGCGGTCCAATTAGTTTGGTTTGTAAAATATTGTAAACCGGGGTAACAACAACTCTGTAAAAGTATATTTGCCATTAAATTTTCTTTTTATATAAATAACCCAAAGTTTTTTTTTGCATTTAAAACTCCAAATTTATTTCTTCAGGTTTATAACAGTAAAAATGTTTGTATGCATGAATAAATGCAACATCTTTTTGTTCTTCCATAGGTACTGACCATCCTGTTTTATCCCACCAATTTCCTATATTTTTGTCTTCGTATTGTGACCAATCATCCCATGGTCCCCAAGTAAATCCAAAAAATTGAAATAAAAATGAAAGAGTTGCATCACACCACTCCACAGGCCTTGAGTCTAATTTATATATTTCGTCCCAAGGTACTTCACCTAATCTATTATATATTTCTATAAACTTTTCTCTATTGAAAATTGCACCACCACAAGCCCCATAATTTTCTAAAGACCCTAATTCACTCCAAACGTGTCTTGAGTTGTCTTTAATATTAAATTTATTTTTTAGATATTCATACAATTCTTTTGTGTAATATGGTCCATAAGCTCCTGATATATCAAACTTTGGTGGTATTGTTATTTCACATTTACACCAAACATCATCTTCATAATGAATAATCCATTCAACGTCTTTAAGTGTTGTTAGACAAGCCTCATATATTCTTGTCAACCACCGATATAATCCATCTTTATCAACAAAAACTTTACCTGAATGTAGGTTATTAACTCCTTGTTGTTTAATCCAAGTGTAGTCACAATTAAATTTTTTTGCCACAGGCTCTAATAACTCCGAACCATCTTCAAATAAAGAAATTGGTGCGTTTGGATAAAATTTTCTAAACTGTTCAATTGCTTTATAACAAGCAACTAATTTATGACCTGATTGGTAAAAAACCCCTATATTCATATTTCACCTGTAATTTGTTTAACCCAACCACTTTGTCTATGGTGTATCCAAATTGACCAACTTTTTGTTGTTCTATCCACCAAGAATGTTCTTTTTATATTTACGTAATCACTTTTTACTTCATACAATTCTTTGATTTCATTACTATTGGCATCTTGTCTATAAATTTCATTTCCTAAATCGTCCAAAAATGAAATTGCCCAAAAATCATAATCATCTTCAGGGGCTTCTAATCTTGGAACAATTATATTGTATGTAAACATAAAACTTTCTTTTTTATGCCAATCAGTTTCATCATTAATGGGTGGATTTTCACCTTTCAATGTCTTTGGATGTAATTTTCTATCTAAAAAATTAATACCCGCATACAATTCATAATCACGATGAGTTCTTACATTACCTAATCCATATTCCCCCAAGTCAATACCATGGTCTTCTTCTTGTAACATGTGTCTAAGTCTTATTTTGGACTTAGTATCCATTTCCCACCATGGTTCTTCAACTACCCCACTTTGTTTGTTTTCCTCATTAAAATCCGTCCAATGTTTTGTTCTACCTTCTCTTGTGTATTCATGCCAAACAACTGTTTTATGTGGGTGAAATAAATCATAACCTAATGTATATGACCTAATAGATAAACTGATTTCATCACCAGCAAAGTAAATGTTGGGGTCATACTTATATTCTTCACAATGTTTTCCAATCGTAAAGAAAAAGTGACCACTAACAAATCTTGCAGGTATTGGTTTATCTAACTCTTTCCAATTTGGAATTTCGTGAGGTCTAAACATAATTGTTCCTCCCGGTGTGAAGTTAGATGCAACCATTTTGTATGGCTCAACATTTAATAATTTATTAGTTTTGGGTTCATACATGCCTGCATATGCAGTAATGATTGGTTTTTTTGAACCTGTCATTTTCATCATTTCAATCAACTCAATATCCCAATCCTGTAAGAATCTATGGTGTGAATCTAATTGTAATGTGTATTCTTCTCCGTTCCATAATTTTTGAATTTCTGAACGAGCCCAACACAGTCCTTTACTTTTTGACCAATGATAATCTAATATTTTGAATCTTTCGTCATTTGCAAATTCTCCCATAGATTCATTTTCATCTCGTTGCCAACAAATACCAAAGGTTAAATTCTCAGGGTTTTTTGCCTTTGAAATGCAGTCTCTGATTGTCGGTAAAAGTTCGGGGTCTCTATAAGACGCAATTTGGACAAATATTTTCATATTATCATTTTAAACAAAAATAATACCTCAAGACTAAAAATAAATAATTAAACTTGTGTGATTGTAACAATCAAAGATGGAATGGCCGGTCTAGTGGGTGATGTAAAAGGTCCTGCATCATATTGTAAACCTAATCTTGTGTCATCTACTCTAAATTTTAATTCTAAAAATTCATTGGCTGAAAGGTCTATTACAAAATTCCAAGCAGCTACAGTTCTACCATTATTAGAATTTACGACAACTTGTGTATTTGAGTTAGTAACATTACTACCATTTTTAGCTAACCATATATCCATAGTTTGTGCTGAACCACCACCTGTTGATTCTAATTGAGCGGAAAATTGTAAATTATAAACACCGGCACTTGCAACAACAAATTTTGTATTTGCCGATAATGTTACACCATTAGAACCAGTATTGGTGTCCGCACTCATAGAAAACGCACTAGAGGTACTTGAAACATATTGGTCCGTTGTGGACAAAAAAGACCCCCATGCTCTACCACTACCATCGACGCCACTGGTTCCGTTAGTTCCGCTAGTACCATTTGTACCACTGGTTCCGTTAGTTCCGCTTGTGCCGTTAGTTCCGCTAGTTCCACTTGTACCGTTAGTTCCCGAGGACCCGCTAGTTCCATTTGTACCACTGGTTCCTGAAGACCCATTAGTTCCATTTGTGCCTGAAGTTCCGGCAATTGATGCAGTTATAGCACTAAATGGTACTGCTTCTGTTCTACCTGATATTATTGGATTGTAATTTACAATTACCAATAATGAATTAGAGTAACCTGTCGATGCTGCAGGTAAGGATGATATTGGTAAATCCGGCATAGTCTTTTATAGATAAATATTATTTAAGTTATTTTGATTCTAAAACCATCTTCCTGTAATATATAAAAACCAGTTTCTTGTAATAAATAACTTCCACAATCCACTTCTATTTCCATGATACAACCATTAGCATCTATAATTTTTATATATATAACATCTTCATTTGGAAAAAAAGATTCTGAATTAATAACTACATTTGGTGGTATTGAAGTAACTCCTGACACATAAAAACAATAGGTATTTGATGGGTCACAAATGAAAACATCATAAGGACTTAATCCGCTAGTTACTCCTGTTATTTGTATATTCATATATTAACAATTTATTTCATAAAAAGTTTCACAACCATTACCATCAATCGCTTTTATTATTAAGGTATTTGCTGCAGAATAAAATGCAGATAAAACATAAACGGTAAGTGTTGTACCAAGTAATGAACAATTATTTCCGTTTTCATCACAAACGTAATAACTAACGGGTGGTGTTCCTCCTGTCAATCCTGTTATGTCAACTGAGTACGGCATCTATGTATAACAAGTTACATCGTAGTCTATTGTTAATTCTAAAGTGAAGTTAGCATCAGCCAATGGGTCGGTGTCTCCCTCACAATTTGATTCAATGTGAATTGTATTATCTGTCAAACTTATAGTATAACTACTAATATCAGTAACACCACTTAATATCCCTTCTATTGTTGATTGCCAAACAGTGTCTTGTGGAACATCATTCAATGTTGTTGCGGTATAGAATGTTTGAGTAAATGCACTTCCGTTAATATTCATTTCAAGTATAAATTCTGCAGTATTTAAACTACATCCCGTATATCCACTTGTAACATCAATATACCCCTCATTTAACATTTCTAAAAATCCACGTTTAGCCCCAACTGTTGTTGCAAATTCATTTTGACACAATTCAACAACAGAGTATGTTGTTACATTATTTCCTGAACATGTGATTGTAAAATTGTGAGTTTGTGAACATCCGCGACTGTCTGTAACTTCAACAGAATACGTACCGGCGGTTAAACCGGATATAGTTGAACCCGTTTGTCCTGACGGAACATTATCTGACCAATCATAACTAAATGTTGGTTCTCCGTCGTATATTAATACTTGCGCAGTTCCATTTTGACCACCATAACATTGTGTTGTTGATATTGCACTAATTAAACTACCTCCCGTTGATATTGTTACTTGTTCATCAATTTGACATCCATCTGCATCAACAACTGTAAGAGTATAACTACCAGCCACTAAATTATTAAAGGTATATGAAGATAATGATGTATCTAATACTGATTGACCGTCACTTAATATATAGTCCAAAGGTGATGTGTAACCAGTCCCAACTTGAACTTGTAAAACACCATCATTTTGTGAACATGTTGAACCAGTTGTTGTTGCACTTATTTCAAACTTATCAGTAGATGCCAACGTAACAGTTGTTGTGTATTCACAGTTTGTTCCTGTTGCAGATATAATTAAGTCATACGTATCATTTGTTAAACCTGAAAACGTACTAGTTAAACTTTGTGTTGTATTGGTATATACTAAACCGTTCGTTTGTCCCGATAATATATAACTATAAAAATTATTTGAACCTTGTAATGAAACAGTTAATGAACCAAGTTGTTGACTACAATTAGAATTAGTTACTACCGTATCAACTATAAAAAATGAATTTTCAGCATTAATAAATGCACTTATTATTTGTTTACAAAAGTTCGCATCTGTAATTTCTAAATTGTAATTTCCACTTGATAAACCTGATAAGGTTAATGTATCGCTTAATGTATACCCTACTTGTGATGTGCTGGCGGAATAATAATAAGGGACACTACCCCCTGTAATTGTAAATGTAATACTACCGTCTGATGAAAAACAAGAAGGATTTACAGAAGTAACAATACCAACTCCAAGTGGGTCGGCTTCACCTATAGTATCACTTTTAGTCACCACACAACCATTACCATCAGTTACAGTACAACTATAAGTTCCAATTGTTAAACCTGTTATTGTTTGACCCGTCTCACCGTTATTCCAAAGATATGTGTAAGGTGATGTTCCTGTAAGTCCTGTGATTGAAAGTTTACCTTCATTAATCACACAAGTAGACGTATTTACTTTCCAAAAACCAAAATCAAAATTTGAAGAGGATGAAACAATTGCGTTAGATGTTGTTGCAGTTGACAACCCATAATCCACAACTTGAACAAAATATGTGTCCGCAGATAGATTTGTGAATGTATAAGGGAACAAAGTTGTTACTTGTGATTCAACAGTACCTCCTGATGTGGATAATATTAAAGTATAAGGCGACATTTGAGAGTCGGCACTTACAGTTAGTGTTCCATTATTTTCTCCACATGTGGTTGGTGTTACGTCAATAATGTCAGTATAAAAACAACCTGTTATAATAACGTTTATATATAATTCGTTATTTTCAAACCCTTCAGAATCATTTAACCTAAACACATAGGTGTCGGCGGTTAATCCTGAAAATGTTATTGGACTTGATGACGTTTGAGCACTTATTCCACCAGGTTGTATATTATCTATTGTGTATGGAGGTATTCCACCATATGGTGAAAATGTTACAGAACCCGTTGGGGATGAGCATGTACCTGTGATTGTAAATGTTAGTCCTAATGGTTGGTCATCGCAAGTTGGTGTACAAGCGGACATTGTGTTATAAACACCAAATGTTGATGCTGAGTACGCACTATCAAAACAAATAGTTTCCCCTAAAGAAACTCCAACTACAAAGTTACCACAACAATCATAGTACCTATATACCCCATCCGTTAAACCCGAAAAACAAGCCATTAATTACAATTTATACTAGCGTTTATACCTATATTTAAGTACAGTTTTTTATTTGTGAAGTCATCATAACAAGTTGAATTACTTATTACTAAAGTTTTACCCGCAAAATAATAGTTTAGTCCATGATTATATAATTCTTGTAATTTGTCATCAATTGCCGCTGTTATTTGAGCAACCGTTGGCACATCATAAAAACCATATCCTGTGTAGAATTGCTCTTGAACTAAAATCGTACTGTCTAATCTACAATCCACAAACCACTCCGATACTATACTTGTTAAATCACAATTGGCTTGAGTGTACCCACTCTGTTTTACAACCGCACTTAAAACTTGTGTTAGATAAGTTTGTGGACTGTCAAAGTTTAATTCACATCTTAAAGTTTGGTCTATACAATCATATCCAAATAACTGACCGTCAAATGTACAAGGTACACATTCAACTTGTATAAATTGACATCCTCTTTGTCTTCTCCATATGAATTTTTGTCTATGGAAAATTGAGTTTTCCATTTTTTGGCCCGTGAGCCAAAGTGTTGTTGCAGGAACCAACTGTTCCAATAATCTTTGCCAATAATCACCAATACCTAATGTATAGTCTATCATTTTTTGATAGGTAAATTGATTGGAAGGTATTCCTACTGTTTGTTGTGATTGAAGGTATTTCCAATATATTGATTGAAGTGTAGGGTAACCACCTGTCTTACCGTCGAAAATTGTTTGTCTATTTCTAACATTAATCATGTTGGTAAAGAACGATTGAGCAAATTCAAAAAATGTTTTTTGTTTTGGTTGTGGGTTTACAAAAGTCCAATCTATCGCTCCTGGATATGGATAAGGTGACGTTAAACCGGTATTTGGAATTGGGTAATCGTATTTAACACACATATCCCACACATCATAAACTAACCCTTGACCCATATTAATATTTAATTCAATATTTTTTGAGTTTATAAGTTGTTTGTCGTTTGTAATGGTGTAATCAACCCCATTAAAGTTTGAATTATTTTTTCTGTTTCCTATGTCGTCAACGGACCAAGACTTTTGGTTGTCGTAAATTTTTGTTATTGTATACCCTTCATTCAAAAATGGAAACTTAGTAAACCTGTCTAAGTATTCTTGACCATATGAAAAAGGTTGTAGTTGTGTTACAACACTTGGTACGTTTTGGTCAAGTTGTGAATTTTCTAAATCGACAACTTGTGGTGACCTGTGTTTTGGGCTAGATTCAAACCAACCTGAACCTTTTTGGAAAAAGTAATCATCTGTCTGTGTTGGTGACTTAGGGTAACCATCGTCAGAAATACCATAATCATTTCTTGACGTTGTTACAGTTTGCACTTCTCCGTTTGTTGTAAATCCGGTATATGTTACTCCTTGAATAGAAAATGTATTTGTTGGGTCTAATGCAGGTTTTTCAACATAAACCGTACCTCCACTTATTTTAGCATAATTTTCTTTAAATTGGTCCACATTAATTTTTGAATCGACCAAATACACAACTTCATTAAATTCTGTTATTGCTTCAGGTGCACCAATCAATCTCATTATGTATTCCAAAGATGTTCTTGTTCCTTTGGATTTAAACATATATGCTGAGTTTAGAATTACATTTCTAAAATATTGATAGTTTAATTCTGATGGTGTTTTTTCTTCTGCTTGACCTGAATAAATTTGGTCGGTTGTTGTACTAAACACCGCATCTAATAATTGGTCGTTATTAATTGGCGATATATTTGTATTTACCCCCAAGGTTTGTGCTAAATTAGTTAGTAACTGTGATGGTATATCATTTCCCACAACATAGTTCACTGAGTTCATATTCGCCAAGGCATCAATAAACTTTTTAACCTCATCAAAACTTCTACCATATATTTGTAGAATTTTTTCCATCTTTTGGTCCTGAGTGTCAAAGTCCTTGAATGCCCCTGTTGTTAGAAATCTTGAAATCAAATTGGTTTTGTAATCGTCAAGATTAAGTGCGATTTCACTTAAAGTTGTTAAATACGTGTCAAAATTAGATGTCACAATATCTAAATTCCATAAACCGTCCAATACCCATGTTACACTTTGTACTTTTAATGTAAAAATCCCATCTGAATCGTAGTATGGGTACTCAAAAATCGCAGTATACTTTGGTTGGCTATTTCTATTTAATATAAAATCCTCAACCTCATCAAAATCATCTTGGAATATTTCAGCAGTTTTTTGTGTATTTGGTTTTACTATAAATGTTTCTGTTGAAATTGTTTGTCCTGAAAAAGGGTCACCTTCAACTGTGAATGTAATTGTTCCTGCTGTTAATGTCGCTGAAGGTATAAAATCAACTACAGGGTATTCTGTTGTAAGAGCAGAAAAATATAAACTAAAGTTTTCGTAGTTATTTGTTAAATCACGGTATTTTGAAACTTTTATAGGTCTAACTTGAATGTTTCTTGCTGCGTTTACAGAGAAGTCAATGTCAAAAGGATTAACTATCCACGGAACATCAACATCAAACGTTGTTAAATTTTCAATAGGGTCAAAAGCAATATTTGTAGCGGTGTATCCTGTTGTAAATGACAGAGTCGTTCCTCTTACTTCTAAGGCCGCCGGAAAATAACTTATTATTTTTGTTACGGACGCTGATAATCTTTTTTGAAGTGAACCATACAACGTAAAACTCGTTACTTGTGATATATCAAAATTTGGATATACTGAAAAGTTTTTTTGTATGATTTTTTTTGTTTGTTCAACATCTTCAATATTTAAATTTTCTAAATTATAAAGTTGTGAGAAAACACCTAAATCAAAATTACGATTTACCTTTTCATAAATGGCAGTTGTAAACTGAAAGTTTCCTTGTGTTAATCCACCTCCTGTCACCAACTGTAATCCAACTATGTTGTCAAACGCAGTTAAAGTTCCTACAGGTGGAGCAGGTGGATATCTAAATATTTGTTTTGCCATTATTCAATAATATTGGTAAAGTTTTTACTGTAATCAATGTTATTATTTCTATCTTGTCTAACTTCAAATAGAAGTTCACTAAAGTTGTTTCTAATTTCAAATAGGTTGTATTGTTTGTAAATGTTTCCTGCCGTATCGTAAAGAGTGTAAATACCATCCTCAATACTTTTGGTTTGATTACCATAAAGAGCAATTGCTAAAGTGTCAATGTCGTATTCCGCCATTTGAACATCAATAGTAATAGGATTAAAGAAAGTATTTGTTATTATAATATTTTGGTTTGGTTGACCTATAAAAGGAATTGCACTTGGTTTATTAGATGGAGATGAAGAAGGTGAAAGTGTACAGAAAATTAAATCTGTTGGGTTGTCTACATATCTATATCTAATAGACTTTTGTGTTGTGTTAACCTGTTCTGTAATTACAGGTTCACAATAAAATGATGACGTAACAAGTCTATAAAAGTTTGGTATTTTTGTTCCGTTATTATTTAAGTATTCAACTCTAAAACCAACAAGTCCTTGATTAACAAATTTATTTCTATACTGTGAAGGAACATTATTAATATCAATAATAATACCTTTTACGTTTGGTAGTGCCGATAAAACTCCACAGTCATTTATTGTTGTTCTAATTTCAGCAGGTCTAATCATTAAAGTATAAATCCCCAACTTACTAAACTCGGTTGCGGGCAATCTTAAATTATATAAACCACCTAAAATTTCCACGTTATTATTACCACCAGTATCTGAATTATGAAAATATGGTGTTAATATATTTGCGGCATTTAATTTTTTTAATGTGAAATTATTTGTAACATCCCTTGAAGGTGTATAGTGTAAGATGATTTCAACATCATCAGGTGATACATCAGCGGGTCTTGTTATTCCATATGTGCCAAGTGCCATTTTTTTATTTTATAAATAGTTTATGTCTTTTTTTATGTTGTATTAATTTTATAATATCCGTAACCATATCTTACCATATCACCAATATTATCAACTTCACCTAATCTTTGTAATGGTTCAAACGCGCTATATTTACCTCTTTCGATATAAACATCGCTTTGAACTTCAGGGTCCATAACAAAATCTAACAAATATTCATTTTTTGTAATCGCTGAAAACAATAAATCATTTTGGGTAAATCCTGAACTTTGTAATAAGTACAGAGTTTGTCCGTTTGGAAAGTCGTAATAAGTGATGTCATTTATTGTGTATGAAGTATACCCTGACGTTATAGAATTTATTTGTCCGTATGGTACTCCATTTTTTATAAAAGTATAACCAACTGTATACGGGTTAGGTCCCCATCTTTTTACATCCGTAAGTTTAGATTTGGTATAACCTGAAACAGGAAAAGGAATTGTCGTGTATGAACTTGATATTTGTGATGATACATTATTTTGTGAATCACCTGTTGCTATAAAATCGTAACTTACAGGTATACCTGACCAATAACCACCTTGTGGTGTGAAAGTAAAATTACCTTGTAAATTTGTTATTGTTGCCCCCGTTAAAGGAAGTACAATCGGTTTTTCAATTATATTCAACCCCCAACTATTTTGACCAGAAAAAGTTATGGTATACGCACTTGGTGTGGTGGGGTATGTATGTGTCAATGGTTGGGTTCCAACCTGTTGAGTTGGGCTCCCATCACCCCAATCAACAAAGAAACTTGATAGTTTTAAAAATGATATTTCTATGTCACCCGATGTATTATAAAAATTAACATCGTAAGGTGTTAATGTATCAGCAGAAAATAAAAAATTAGACAACACATCTTTTTGTAACATAAGACCATCAAACTCACTATAAAAACCAATATCGTTCATAGTTTGAGTGAACATAATTGGTATTGTTAAACCTGTTAAAAGTGATGTACCTCCCGTTCCTCCACTCAATATGTAAGACATACCTGAATACACACCAAAGGTTTGTGACCCACTGTCACCACTATAAGTTTCACCAAAAATATCTGTAGAAATATTTTCAGGGGATACTATTAAAGAATATTTTTCAGCTTCCATTATGGGTTTCCGTATTCATACCATTTTATAACATTAACCGAATCACCAACTCTTTGAAGAACAGGTGCTTGGTTTTGTTGTGGGATTTCTTTGTAAACTTGATATTCAAAGTTTGCAAAATCTAACTCAACTTTATAATAAAAATATTGTGATTTATTAAAATTAAATTTGTTATTTGCAGAAAAAGTAGATTGTGGTTCATTCATAAACCTTACAAATTGACCTGTCTTCGCATTAAAAAACTTAGCGGTCATATAAAACTCTGTAATATTTATAAAATCAGTTTCTTTTAACCAATATATAAAAAATCCTTCTTTGTCGGAACCTGTATAATCAAGTTTAAATTTTGGTTTTTTAACATTCACTTGTGTTTGATTGTTTAATGGACCTAAAAAACCAACTCTTGTTTGTCCTTGTTGTGTTGGTAATATTACACTAAAATATGCCTTTTGGTTTTCATTTGTTTTTGTGTCATAAAAATCCAATTTGAAAAAACTACCTTTGAATGAATTTGCAAAATAATATAATTCAGGGTCAGTAAATGTTGCATTATCATAGTCAACTGCCCAATCATTAGATGTTGCGGCAGTAACAGAAACGGTAGAATCTAAAAAATAAAATTCATAATTTATGTCTGTAACATTTGGTGTTTGCGAGTATTCTTTATTTGCGAATCTTGTAGTTTCAAAATCATCAATACCATTTATTAAATCTTGTAAAATATCAGTTTCAAATTGAACGATTCCATCGTTTCTACCACCCATGTCAAAAGTTATTTCAACCGGTATGTTAAAAGCCGTATCTTCTGAAGTTACACTAAACCTATAATAATTATTATTCACAATCGTCGTTAGTTATTTGTTGATATTCGTTTGAGAATACATTGTTATTTCTTCGAATAGGATATTGTAAAAATATACAATTTAAAAACGGATAATGAGCTCCGTTGATGAATGGGTTATTTACCCCAATCCCATCACTATCTATATATCCATAAGTATATAAATCTCTCCAATACCATTTGTTATTATATTCACTAAACCAAGAATACCCAGGTATATTGTCTACAGTGTCTTTTGTTCCATTTTCAATATAATCACTAAAAGCTCTAATGGGTATTGAATGGTGTGGGTTGTACAAATAACCATCAGGATAGTTTTGATTTCCCGTTGTTTGAAACAACAAATCGTTAAATGAATATTTGTGAATGGCTTTAGATAAAACATACTCTCTTTGTTCCATGTAGTTATATTCACAAAAATCTCCTAAAATTACATCACCTTGATTTAATATTTCATTATAATAAAATGTTTGTCCATTTAACGAATATGAATTTGTTGGTATATTATCTTTATTTAAACTATTGTTATGGTTCCACCATGTGTCCACTGAATTTTCTAAAAAATTAAAATTCCAACCTACGTCAATTCCGGTTTGTAGGCCATTTTGATTAACAAATGGTTTATTAAACCACCCCATATATCCTCTGTTTATAATTGTTAAAAACAACTCAGTTAATGGTTTTCCGTTGTTGTCTATGTAACCCCCTATTCTTACGTCTTTATCAAACGTGAAAGAAAATGTCTGAGCGTTATTTTTTACAGAAACTCTTTGTACTTGATTTGGTGTTAGTGCCGAATACTCTAATTTTTTATCTATTGCAAATGGGTTATTTTCAAATCCTGCTTTACTAATATTACATTGTTCACTGTTTTTGATAATCTTGTGTAATCTAACATAGTATATGGATTTTGTTTCTGCAGAATTAGCAGGTTCAGTTATTCTTTTAAGATTTCCAAAAACACCCGTTTGTATATCTAATGTTGGATATTTTAAATCATAAATTGTAAAAACTTTATTTTCTGAATCGATTGTTCCATCACCCAAAGAATAAACTTGAAATATAGTTTTATTATTAATTGGTGTCGATAATTCAACATATTGTCCAATTTGTAAATTGTGATTTGTACCACAATAAAAATAAACTAAAGATTTTCCATTAAATTTACCTGTCGTTAAAACATAAGGTATTCCGTCACCAGCAACAAACCCCCCATTGGTTACTCCAAACTTTTCATCAGTATATGACATTGTTTGTGCGGTTGTACTTGAAAACGCATAACTAACATAAAAAGACCAATTATACGTTGAAGCACTTTTAGGGACAAATGGTACATGTCCTGTAATACCGCTAAATCTTTGAATTGAGAACTCGTCAAACTGAGGGTTTCCTTCCCAAAAGTTTGAGTTGTTGGACGCATTACTTATTGCGTTTGTGTAATATAAATTATTTTTAAACGGTGTGTAAGATGTTTTACCGGTTAATGTATTATCAAATACATTTGTAATCTTACCAGCAAGTCTAAATTTATCACTCTCCTGTCTTTCTGTTTCAAAGAGCGTTTGTTGATTTACTAAGATACTTCTATCCCCTTCAATTAACTCTCTTCTATCACCAATTAATGGTGGTTGGAGCCAAACATCTTTATCTGTATTCCCAGCATACCTTTTGGACCCAATAACAATTCTTATTTCATTTTCGTTACTCATCTTGGTTCAATATATATGCTTTGATGTATCTGTTGATTGCACTTTTACCTTTGTTTAATCCAAAATAAAAATGATTAGGTCCTCCCACAATAAATGATTGTTGAGTACCTGCCGGCCAATTTGGATTTGATAAACCTTGTGGTGTTTGATTAAATATGTAACCTCTTCCTCCTGTTGTTGATGGGTTAAAGTATGGTGTAGTTGGAGGGTTAAAACTAAAGTTTTGGTATTTTTGATAATAAAAACTACCATTAGCCAAAACATCAGTAACCCAATCATTTGTGTCAGAACCAAAAATAGTTGAAGTTGTTGAAGATGACCACTGATATGTTGGGACTACTTGTGTGTTAGGGTAACCAAAATAATTTGTAAGGTTTGGTGCGAATGTTTGAATACCCGGACTTAGTGTTAATCTATTAATTGTATTTGAACTAAAGAAGATTCCCATTAAAGCGTCTCCCGTACCAATATACAACTCATTATCAGTGTAATTATCTTCATCAAACTCTTCAATTCCATACTCAGAGTTTATTGAAAACATTTGAGCTACATCACCATCTATTCTGTCTTCACTTCTTGAAAACATTCTGTTTATTGATGAATCACCCAAACCTAAAACTTGACCCCAAAAATTAGAGTTAATAAGTCTTGAAATAATAAACAACTGTAAAATTTCAGAAGTATCATTGTATGAAGTACTTTTGATTGTTTCAATCAAGTACCCTTCAAAATTAGGGTTAGTACATATTTCTTTTGTAAACTCATCTCTTGGTCCTAAGTCCATAATGGTGGTCGGGAAAAACAAATTTCTAACATTCATCCCTTTGAAGTTCGCGTCTTCAAATGTTGAACTTGTGATATTTAATTTTCTTGGTTTTTGTCCAATAAATTTACTTCCGTCATAAATAGCACCTCTATAAAACAATGAATTTGTGGTTCCTCTTGTATAAAATATAGGTCCTTGATATGGTCTTAATGTACTATCAGGACTACCACAAAACTTATATTTTTTTGGTTGTCCCGCAATGTTAAAAATTGTTTGTTTTTTCAATGAGAACATATATAAAGAACCATTGACCCAATTGTTTTGAAACACATGTGAAAATATTCCTCTACATGCAGCAAACACCATTCTAAATCTTGTTTTCCATTCAAAGAAATATGTAACATCTTTTGGTATTGAAACAAGTAATGGACTATCAACAAATTTGTAACATCCCCCTGACATTCTTTTTCCATTCGGATTTTCACTACATGGATTTTGAACTGAAAAAGATGTCCCACCGCCTTGGTAACATTTTAATACTGTCATGTTTTCACAGGAAAGTGATGCCAAAACTGTACTTGATATTTGACTCGGAGTGTCTCCTGTTATATCTTGAGCATTATTTGTAGTGTCATTAGGACCATTTGTTGATGGTGCCAATGAAGTACCACCATCTTCGTCTACTGTGTAGACCGCAAAGTTGTCGTTTAAAAATAAACTAAACGAGTTATTACCACTTAATTCTGTCGCACTTGATGTAGGTAGTCTATCAGACCTAAATACAATGTTAGAAGAGTTTGAAATGGAAATGTTCGATACTACCGAAGTGTGGTATGCTGGTGAATAAACTCTTGTGGTTGTTGTTGCAATGTTTATACTTGTTCCCGGAGTTGCGTTTGAAGCAATTAAAGTTCCACCTTCAATATTACCTTGAGCACTTAACACACCATTTGTCCATTGGAACGCCAATTTATTATTACCAACACTTGGTTGTATATTTGAATATACACCAGGTGTGGAAGTAAAATATGATAAAGTCACAGCGTCTGATGAATAAGCTTTAAATGTTTGTTGTGACTTATCTGTTGAGTTATAAAAGTAAGGTGAGTTGTTTGTAAATGCACTAAACAATGTACTATCAGGAGTAAAACCAAAAGGTGGGTGATATAATGACGCATTTGTATTATTTGAAACTAAATGTGATTCAGGCGTTTTATAATCATTAAACCAAGCTCCACTTCCTGAGTTTTGTTGTATTGGTACATTAAGATAATAACTACCTTCAATAACAGGACCCGAACCTAAGTTAAATCCAAATAATTTCGATAGGTCATATCTTATATTTTGTTTGTCGGTGTATGGGTCCGTACCTCTTGTTAAAAATATAATTTCATAGTTTGCAAAATTATCAATAAATTTGATTGGGAATACGTAGTCACATTGTTGTACTGGTGTACCATAACAGAATCTTTGTGTCTTTTTAAACAAATATTTGTTAAGTAATCCTCCCGTTGTGTTTGTTAATCCTGAAAACTGTGATACAGTACCTCCTGTGATAACTTGAAAATATTCAACCCCCGCAGGATATTTGTAATCTTTTCCATCTTCAGATATATTTAATTTCAAGTTTACAGTTTGTTGTAAACCTGCTTGATTAATGTAATTAACAGGAACTGTCACTAAACTTGTTGCGTTATATGGTGTAGTTCCCGTAATACTATTAGTATTAAACTGATTGGAATTAGTTATACCCGTTAAGTTGGGGTCATTTATTAAGTTGATGTCTTGGAATGTTAAAAGTTGTCCAGGTTGTAAACCGTTGAAAGTTCCACTATCAACAAATAACATCATAACACTATCGGTAAACGGTTGTGACGCATCTAATGTTGTTGTATTTGGAATGTTGTTTCTAACAGTTGTTTGAATTAAATTATCACCTTCAAAATATCTTTGTCTAATATTTGCTAAATTCAAAGATTGTGATAGTGTAACGTCATTCGCTAATACTTTTATTCCCCCTTGTGCCGGATATTCGGCAATTGGAGTTTTAACTAACTTATCATTATCATTTCCAAGATTTTGGAATTGGTAACCCGCCATCGCTTGGACAACTCCATTGTTAAAAGCGTCAGGGTCATTTGCCGAAGATGCTTGCGATGAGTTGTAAACACTATAAGAAGTTGTGGAATTTGTATTCGCTAAAGGACTATTATTTTCTGATGAAATTGCAACATTTGCACTTTGAGCGAATGAACTTTGACTACTATCTTCAGGAAGTGTTTCATCAGTACATGGGCAGGCCTCACAATCAGGATAAGACAACATGGGTAAAGAAATTCTTTTAAATATATTTTCTTTTCCTAATGGTTTAATTGATTGGGTTTTACAACCACCTTTAGGTCTTGCTCCAAATGTGATTGCACTTATCGCTAAACAAATACCATATATAACAACATTTATTACCCATATTAAAAGATTTATCAATATTCTTAATATTGGGTATATAAATGCAACAAAGTGTAAAATGATTATTAAAGTTATGAACGTAGGTGTAAGTAGTATTAAAAGTAGACTTAGTAAAAAGAACAAAAAGTCAAAATTTCTTACACCATCATTAACCGGAAATCTGTTTGTGGTGGTAGTACATCGTCTATCTGTAATTTCTTTTATACCTAAATGTCTACTTCTATTGAATCCCCACTTCCATCTATCTATAAAATTTGCAACTGTATAAACTTTATTGAAATTAAATTGATAAAACTTATCATTACAGTTTACAGCCTCTTGAATCATTTGTTGACCTATTGTCGTATTCACATCCCCATAATCATCCCAATCTAAACTAAATGCGTATGATTTTAATTGTGCGGTTACGTCTGTAGGCGCATTGATGTTAGATGTGGTCCATCCCCATTCTTTAACATTTGGAACCAAATAATCTGCTCTTAATACACTTGATTCCATTCCATCTTCATTCTGATATTGGATTCTAAATCTATATTTTCCTTTTGTTGGTATACCGACATTTGGGTCTGTTGATAGTACTTGTTCACCAAACTCGTTTGTTGTTACGTAGTCCAAATTCATTGGGACGTTTACTAACCAAGTACCGTTGTCATCAATTATTTTACCTCCTTCGGGTAGTGAATATTGTTCTAATGCCGGTCTACCGTTTACATCATAATTTATTGTTTGTCTAATTGCTAATATTCTTCCTTGCCCTGTGACTAAATCACATAAATTACCGGAGTCTTTTTTAGGTTTACAATTTGATTTTAAAAAGTCTTCTTCACTTGTTGAAAACAATGAACCCATAAAAACGGCTTGAGGTGTAATTTCAATCCCTAAATCTCTTAAATCAAAATCAACTCTTGTTATTCCAACATTACAAATGTTTTCTTCACCCCAGAAAGATGCAACGTCTATATCTTTTTTTTGATTTACTATTTGAGGTAGTGAGTCTAAATCTGTCGATGATTTAAATTGGTCCCCATCAAATTGTTCTGTAGTTCCCCGACCTAATCTTATTAAGTCTGAAGGTCTAAGTGAAAAACAACCGATGTTTGATAAGTCTAAATCTAGTATTGCGGTTTGAATACCTAACGGTACACCAATAATCATAAAGTCACCACTTTCATTAGTTTTTACAGTGTACTTATAATACTTTTCATAAACTTCTAAAACTTCATTTCTTGTTAAAACATCCTCCACATCAGGAAATGTACCAGTCGGACTATGACCACCATACTCTTTAACATATGGTAATAAGTTATATCTATAACCATCTTCGTTTTTTTGGTCAGGTCTTTTATAAGGGTATAATGTGGATATAATTGGGTCGTTTTCGTCAATAGCATCCAATGGAACAAAAATAGATACATTTGCGTTTGGAACACCGTACCCACCATTAACAACAACTCTACCTGCAACAACACCGTAGTCGGCACAAAATCTTGTATATACATCTTCTTGTCTTAACTTTAAAGATAGTATCTCTAAAAAGTCAAAATCCTGTGTTACGTTAATTCTTAGATTTTGGTCTTTTGTTGGTTGAGCCTTTAGTCTATATGTTTTGGTCATTTACTGTTTTAAAATAAATAGATAATTTAGGTTTTTTATTTAAAACTAATAACCTTAAAAATAAAATAAATGATTTAGTAGAAGTCTACGGTTCTTAGTTGTTTTACCCTTACATTAATATCTCTAGAATCAAATCTGATTTGATATATTTGGTCTGGTTCGGCAAATAAGGTGTCGTCAATTAATAAAATTTCTTTGGTTTCCGCATCGGCGTACCTTTGAGATGTTTCAGATGACGAATATTGACCCCCTGTTCTGTTATATATTTTCAAATCTGTTAATGTATTAACACCTGCAACGTCTTGTATTAATCTTCTAATATCAGAAACGTTTACATTTTGACCTAAATCTCTGTTTTGCGGATTCATGTAAGTTGATACTTGGTCAATAATTTGAGTAATTATTTGACTTTGAGCGGTATTATTTTCGATTACAACAGATATTTCAAACTCTAAATCTATTACCTTTGCGACATCAATTGATATGTAGTCATTTATCATTCTATACTTAGACAAATAGGTTGCCAAGTTTGTTTTAATTGCGTTTGGAACTGTTTGTGTTAGATTCCCGTCTGAATCATATGATAAAATTTGTACAGTAACTTTGTTATTATTTTCTGTAATCGCGACTTTGGCAGGTGCCCCAAATTTACCTGGCATTGTATCGATTAAAGATTTATAGTCATTAACTGTCACCGCTCTTTTTTGTGCCGCAAAGTTAAAACTAACCATGTTTCTTGCCTCTTCAATTGTTGGTTGGTTTGCTCCTCCAACCGCACTTGTTACATTATTAATTTTTAATGATTGTACAACACTTTGATTGATTTGTGATGATGGTCCGTTTACCGCTAAATTAACTAATCCAACTTGGTTGATTGAACCAACACCAACATTTGATGCAGTTCCTCCACCTACTCGGTACTGAACAAATAGTGTTGTGTTAGGTGTTACTGTAAGTCCCAATCCGATATTATTTTGATAATTTTGTATTTTTAATGGGGTTCCAAGATTTGCAAATTGTTGAAGTTGTTGATTTGGTGTTGTCGTTGCTGCCCCAAATTGTACCTTCATATAACTTTCGGGTGTGTATTCTGTTATAAATCTGTTGTCAGTTTTTATATATTGACCAACTTTAACGCCAGCATTGTCTATTGGTTTTGTGGGGTCCTCAATAAAAACTGTGTCTTCCGCCAATGCGTCAACTTCATACCATTTGTTCTGTGATGTTATAAATTCAGCATTTGTTGGGGTTGATTGGTATTGTGTTCCGTCTTTTTGTATGATTGTTGTAACAGACAAAACATTCTTTTCAGGTAAAAAGAAACTATAGAAAGGAACTACGTCTGCAGCATTTACAACTTGTTTATATATTTTAGTAACACCATTAACAACAACTTCTCTTTTAGTTATTATATAACTTGTTATTTTATTATTGTTGTCAAAAACAGGGGTTTTGGTTCTATTATTTACCCCTTCGTTGTTATATTGTGTAGAAAAATCAACATCATAGACTGTTTCAAATGTTTGCCCTCCACCATTAAACTGAGCCCCCGCTCTTAAAATACCTAAGTATCTTGAATCTTCATTGTCACCAAATGCCGGAACTTGTATTGATATTTCCACAAGAGCAACTGAAGGTCTAAATCCCGGTATTTTCAAACCATAGGTTCTTGCAATATTAAAAATAGAAGACCTTTGTTGTGCATATTGTAAGACAGTTTCTTGAATACTTCTATCGATATGAAAATGTAAATTATCTCCAATCGCAGCATTTAAATCCATCAAAACTGAAAAGATTGAAGCGTCATTAAAATTTTGAATTATTTCAGGATAATACTGTTGGGTATAGTTGATTAAGTCCTTTCTTAGACTTTCAAAATCCCTACTTGTATAATTAATTTTTTGAGTTGCCATAATTATATGTTAATTATTATAAATTCTCTTGAACCAAACGAGTTGTTGTCGTCCGTATAATCTATTGTAAGTTTAGCTGTGTATTCTTGAGTTGCTCTACCAGGTATTCTATATATATCACTTGTTCCTAATAACTCTTGGTTAATGTCACCTGGAGCCTCATCTGATTGTAAATATGGAACCACTTTAATTTCATTTATAGTTAAATTTGGTATGTACTTGTCAACCTGTTGTTGTATTTCAGATTTGATTCCGTCAAACGTTTCACCATCCAAAGGGTCAAAAATAAATTCATATATACGTGTTCCAAAATCAGGATTATAATATCTACTACCTCTTGCGGTTAATATCAAATGTAAAAGGTCTGCCCGTATCTCATCACCAGCATTTTCGGTTAAATCAAAATAATAAGATTTTGGACTATCCCTAAAGGGAAAATTAACACCATAAGTTCTTCCATCTGCCATATTACATAAATATAATATCCAACATTTTTAGTTAAATAGATATAAATAAAAAATCCGAGTATAACTCGGATTAATTTTTAAGAAGAACAACCAAAACAATCAAAGTCTGAATTAGTTGGTTTTGGTGGAAGATTCATATATGAATAATCTACTTTTGGTTCAACCGGTGAAACTTTTGGTTTTTCCTTTTTTGTAACATCTAAAGCCAAGTGTTTTGCTCCTGTTGAAATGGCCTTTGTTCTTACATAATAACAAAGAGTCTTTAGACCTTTTTCCCATCCATAAAAATGTGAAGATGTTATTTTAGAAAGTGTTGGGTTAGACATGTAAATATTCATAGATTGTGATTGGTCAATAAACGGAGCTCTTTCGGCAGCCATGTCAATCAATTCTCTTTGTGAAATTTCCCAAATTGTTTTGTATTTTGGAATCAAATGTTCAATTCTTTTAACCTTTCTATTATAACCTTTTTCTTCAGTATCTAAGTAATTGTTGAAATTAATATTTTGAATTGAACCTTCATTCATAATAATTTCATTTTTTAAATCCTCGGACCAAATTCCAATTTTTTCAAAGTCGTTGATTAGGTATTTGTTTACAATCATAATTTCACCTCCAACAACACGTCTATTAAATAAAGCCGAATGTGCGGGTTCTGTCATTTCGAATGAACCTGTAATTTTGGCGGAAGATGCTACAGGCATTTGAGCGGTGAATAATGAATTACACACCCCATAAGTCATCACGTCTTCTTTCAAGGTTTTCCAATCCATAAACAAATCTTCTTCAGAGAGTCCCCACATATCAAATTGAAAAATCCCTTGTGACATAGGTGAACCTTTGAAAAACTCATATGGGGTTCTCAAACCTTTTTTACACAAGTCATTACTTTCAAGAATAGCCGCGTAATAGATTGTTTCAAAAATGTTTTTATTTAATTTTTTAGCCTCAGGTGAGGTAAATATGTAATCCATTAAATAAAATACATCAGCCAATCCTTGTGTTCCAATTGCAATTGCTCTTTGTTCTAAACCACCTCTATGACCTTTTTCAGTAGAATAGTTATTTTTATCAATAACATTATTTAATGCTCTAACAACTTTTCTAACTTCACTTATTAATAAAGAATAATCAAACTGTCCGTCTTTGATATAATTTTTTAACACTATTGAAGACAAAGTACAAATTGCTGTGGTCTTTTCATCTGTATATTGGTAAATCTCATTACATAGGTTAGACTGTTTAATTACTCCAATATTTTGGTGGTTAGTTTTTTTGTTTGCACTATCTTTAGAACATAAATAAGGAACTCCCGTTTCTACTTGAGACTCAATAATTTTAGTCCAAATGTCTTGTGCTTTAACTTTTTTACCAAGACCCATACTAACTGCCGTGTTATACACTTCTTCGTATTCATCTCCAAAACATTCTTGTAATGCCTTTAGTCCTGCCTTTTTAATATCATTAGGACAGAATAAATACCAATCGGCGTTGTTCTTAACCGCATTCATAAAGTTGTCAGGAATCCAAAGTGCTGTAAATAAATCACGAGCTCTTAGTTCTTCGGCTCCTGTGTTCTTTTTAATATCTAATAAATCAAATATGTCTTTGTGCCAAGGTTCAAGATATATTGCCGCACTACCCGGTCTTCTACCTTGTTGATTAAAAAATCTTAAAGACTCATTAACGATTTTTAAATATTTTAACAATCCCCCTGCGTAACCACCTGAACTTGAAATTCTACTTTCTTTACTTCTTATGTTAGACATTGAAAGTCCAATCCCGGCAGCATCCGATGAATAAGTTGAAATATCATTCATTGTATTTAACAATCCTTCTCTTGAGTCTGAATCGTTGTAGTGTAAAACACAAGACGCAAGTTGTGGTGTTTTGGTGCCAGAGTTAATCATAATTGGTGTTGCTGGTGAAATAAGTTGAGTCGATAAAGAGTTATAATACTCTAACGCATCTTCTAATGTATTAGTAACCCATATCGCAACTCTCATATACATATGTTGTGGTCGTTCAACAACTTTACCATTTGGTCTTTTTAACAAATACATTTCTTGTAATGACCTCCAAGCAAAATAATCAAAGTTATAATCGTTGTCATGTTTAATTGCAACGTCGACAGTATCTTCACCGTAATATTCAATTCGTTTAATTAATTCTTCATTAACAACTCCATCCTCGTAAAGTAATCTCATAGTCTTTGAAAAACTTTCATCAGTTTCTTTATGATATGAAGATATTGCAACCGACGAAGCCATTCTTGAATAGTCGTGATGACTTCCTGTATAGGCTGCCGCAATCTCATAAATTAACTTATCAAGTTCTTTAGTTGTTACTTCCCCCTCAGTCGGAACCGATGTGATTACTTTAATAAAAATTTCATCTGAGTTTACGTTCAAACCTTTTGCTGAACGTTTTACTCTGTTATAAATTTTTTGTGGATTGAACGCCACGTTCTCTCCATTTCTTTTTGTTATTTTTAATGACATATTAATAAATTTAAAAATCTTCTGTGAATGTTATAGTTTCGTTTAACTTTGCTTTTTGGTATTCCATTGTTCTTGATTCAAAGAAATTACCTTTTGTTTCAACCGCAATTTGTTCCATGAATTTAAATGGTTGTTCAACATTAAATTCTTTACTACAACCCATCTTAACCAATAAACCATCAACAACAAACTCTAAGTATTGTTTCATTAGATTAGAGTTCATACCGATTAAAGATACTGGAAGTGATTCAGTGATAAATTCTTTTTCAATTTCTAATGCTGAAAGTAGAATTTCTTTGATTCTTTTTTCTGATGGTCTTTCTTCTAAGTGGTTATTTAATAAGTGAATTGCAAAATCACAATGTAAATTTTCATCTTTAAAGATAAGTGAATTAGCATTACATAATCCTTGCATAATACCTCTTGATTTCATCCAAAAAATAGAACAAAAAGAACCTGAAAAGAAAATACCTTCAACGGCAGCAAACGCAACTAACCTTTCGGCAAATGACGCCTTTTCAATCCATTCTAATGCCCATTTAGCTTTCTTTTGAACAGCCGGTAATCTATCAATCGCATTGAAACATTCGTCCTTTTCTTTAGCGTTTGAGATATACGTATCAATCAATAATGAATACATTAATGAGTGAATGTTTTCCATAGCCAATTGAAACCCGTAGAAAAATTTAGCTTCAGGATATTGAACTTCACGATAAAAGTTTTCAGCCAAGTTTTCATTCACAATACCATCTGACGCCGCAAAAAATGACAGTACATTCTTAATGAAGAATTTTTCATTTTCTGTCAAATTTTCCCAATCTCTGATGTCATTTGTTAAATCGACTTCTTCTGCTGTCCAAAATGCAGCTTGGTGTTGTTTGTAAAATTCCCATATATCATTGTGTTCAATTGGGAAGATGACGAACCGACCAGGATTTTCTGTTAATATTTTTTCCATAATTTTTAATTAATTTAAGATTGTTGTTCTTTTTGCTTTTTCTTTTCTAAAAGCTCTTTGATTCTATTTTTGTTTCTTTCTTCTTTTTGTTCTTCCAAACCTAAGAAAGTCATACTTTGTTCTGTGTCTATTTCTAACATTCCGTTGTCAAATTTACAGTTTTCAAAAACAACACCGTCTTTACCAATTCTTGATTTGGTAATGGCGATTGTTGCCAAATTCATTTCTTTCTGTTGTAGACTCTTGGCCACTGTAATGATTACGTGACCTACCTGAGCCTTTTTAATTGACCCACCCATTTGGTCTGTTGTAACCACTTCTGACGAAATCGAATTACGATTTCCTTGTGTTGCGGTCCAACCTGCGATGTCCAACTCATGACACATAGCCTCAAACCCTCTCATTACTGAACCTTCACTTTTCCATTCATCACCCAACATTTTGTCAGGAACAACACAGTCAATGTAATCTAAAATAATCATATCGACTCTAGTTCCTTCAGCCATCATCTTTCTAACCTGATTTTTGATTTGATTCATAGTCACAGTATCGGAAGGTAGTTTTTTAATAATTAACTTATTTTTCATAGTTTCCTTAATGTGTTTTACCTTCGCCATAACTTCATCTCTATATTCAGACATGTCATCAGGATGAATCCCGGTCCAAAGCGTAAAGTGTTTTCTTTGGATAATTTTTGGGTTGTCTTCAAAAAATATTTGAAGAACGTTGTATCCCAAGTTGAATGCGTGGTTTGCAATTTTTGTAGTGAAAGTTGACTTACCAACACCCGTTGGTGCCAAAATAACACCAATCTCTCCCTTAGCTAAACCACCTTTCAATAGGTTGTCAATACCCGCAACCCCAATTGGAATTGGGTGTCTGTAATCGTCGTTTAGAACCTCTTCAAGGTTGAAGAAAACGTCGGTTGTTCCTTTATCGACCTCACCAACTTGTAATGCTCCTCTTACCATTTCTTCTAAGTGGTCATAACTTTCAAAATCACCCTTATCGATAATTGATTGTGCTTTAGTCATAACCTTCTGTAATTCTTGTTGTTTACAGAATTTTAATGACTTTTCTTGAACAAATAATGAACCGTCATCAGACACATCTTTTACTTGTTGTAATGTATCCAAAACGCTCTTTTGAGCCATCGGAGAAGATATTTCTGACTTTGTAAGTTGTTCTAATGTATCAAATGTTGGAGTATGTTCATACTTTGAATAGAACTCCTTAATCATTTGACAAATAATACGAAAATATTGGTTGTCAAAATAGTGTGGGTCAATAACTTCAAGAATGGAATTTGAGAAATCTTTATATAAAATAATATTGTTTAATAATTGAATTTGAAAAGTATTTCCTAAGTATCCGAAGTTTTTTTTGTCTGACATATTCTGTATTTTTTTTTCTTTGTATATGATAAATATGACTAAGCCAACGAATAATTAAGGTAATTATAAGATAAATTTTTATCTGAAAAAATGTCAGTTAAGTCTTTTAATATCGTTTTTATCGTTGGTCGTATATCCAGGGTATATCTAGCCTTTGGTGGGTATACTTTAGCGTCGATGATGGTATGACAAATTGTCTCATTTCCAATTCGAATAATCAAATTAAAAACTTCCGGACCATCAGTATTTGATGTGTCTAAGATAGATGGGTCTTCTTCAATTTGGAACCGATTTTCCAACATATAGAAAACTGATTTGTTTCTTAGTTTTGTTTTTAACTCTTCTGACAATGATTTCATGTAGTTCAATAACTCAATACTATTTTTAGCCTTTTGGTTAATGTTTCTTACATTGAAAAAACGTTGTACAACGAAGTTGTCATTTAATGTAATTAGAAATTCAACTTTAGTAATGTCCTGATTTTCTTTCATAATTTTAGTTTTTTGTTTTAAATTTTGTTTTTTCTTTTCTTGTTAACTTTAAAAATGGTTTTAAAAAATAAATCCAATTATCATCTGTTTTTGGTAGGTACTTAAATAACCCGTCTTCCATCATCATACGTATTAGGTTTTTGTATCCCCTACCGTCAGGGTCCAATGATTCTGAATAATATGCCCTAACCAAATCTTTACCTTCTTGATTTATTAGTGGTTTATCTAAATCAATTAGTTTTTTATTAATCACATAATATTCATCACCAAATATACCTTCTTTTGTTTTACCAGACAAAAGATTTTGTAATGATTTGTTGTCTTTATTTTCTTTAAGGAGTTCCTCCCCTTTCGATAAAATATCGGATAATTCCACTTCTTTTTCAAGTAGCTCAGGAAAAAACTTAATTAAAGTCTTTTCACCTAAATAAAAAATACCGTCGATATTATCAGATGAATCGCCTGTAAGGATTTTAATTGTTTTGACATTATAATGGGGAACTTCAAAATCACTCATTTTGATAGTATCCCCCATCTTATAATATCTTTTTGTGGATGGTGAATAGATAGAAACCTTTTCAGATATAAGTTGTGTAAGGTCTCTATCACTTGAGAAAATTGTTTTATTCTCGTCTTCAGAAATTTGACAGTAATACGCAATTAAATCATCCGCTTCTGAATTTTCAACTTCAAGTTGTCTAACAAACATCTCTTCAAGATATTGTTTAACTCGTTGTTTTTGTTCTTCATAAGAATCTTGTTTAATCTCATTAGAATCGTTTCTACGGTTTAATTTATACTTGGGGTATATCAACCTTCTCTGTGATGAGTTCGTGTCACTATCCCAAAATACTACAACTTTATTATAGTTGTTCTCCTCTAAAAACTTTCTTAAAGTATTCAAAAAGTGCCAAATGGCCCCAATATGTTTTCCTTTGTGGAAATAATCTTTCACTCCATGAAAACCAATTTTCATCAAATTGTTTCCATCAACCAATAAGGTTTTTGTCACTTTTTTTGTTTTTAATTGTTACTACTCTACTTCTTCTTTTTCTGCTTTCAAATCAAAGTCACCATCAACTCCGATTATTTCCTTCCAATACTCGGCATATTCTTTTTTGTATTGTTCGATTGATGCCTTTTCTTCGGAAGCTTCTTTTCCTGGTAAGAACCCGTGTGGTGTTACGATAATCTTCCCATCTTCAAAACCAAGTCCGTTGATGTGATTTTTCATAACAGACACCTTAGTTCTTGATGCAAACTTCACAGTTCTCTTATCTTTAGTTGCTGTAATTTTTGTTGTACCAGCTCCTTTTTGATTTCCAAATAAGAATACTAATGAAGAGTTCAACCAAATCGCCTCACCACCTTTTGCCTTAATTTTAGGCTGTCCAAATGGATTGTCAGGTAATTCAACCCAAGGTTGATTAACAATTATTAGGGTGTTTTCGTATTTAGAGTCTGCTTTACGTGAACCTGAAATACGTTGGTTAATACCCATACCAATCTTGTCGGCCAAAACACTTGCATTGTGTTGTTTACCTCCTTTACCTTCGTAAGTCATTTTACAAGGAACAGAACCTACTGAGTCCCACATAATACACAATGAATAATCTAAATCACCCTTTTCTTGTGCGTCTAATAAATCATTGATGTAATCTGTGATTTGTTCAATATAATCAAAGTTATTATTGAATATATAAAACCCGTCCCACTCTAATTCTCCAGTTTCTGTATCAACAACTTCCTCACATTCAAACCCCATTAACTTAGCGTGGTCAAACGACCATTTTTGTTCGGTGATGATAAATACAGGTAAAATACCTTTCTTCTGAGCATCAACCGCAGTTTTAACTAGTGCCGTTGTCTTACCTGTGTCTGAATGTCCTAAGAACATATTGATGTGTCCCATAGCAGGACCAGGTAGACCAACAGCATCCAAAAACGGAGCACCAAGGTCAAAGAATCTTTGTGGTTTATATTTTGCAGATGTGGAAAACTTTTTTTTCAAAGACCCAAAGTCATTCTTCTTAATAGCCATTACAGTTCGTAAATTTTAAAGTTTTTAATAGTTTCCAACTTGTCGTTTGCGTTAGTTAGTTGTTCAACCAAATTATCCATTTCTTCGGTGTGTTGTGGGTGCTCACCAATTCCTACAGGGTTTGTAAAATATACATATAATCTTGCCTCAGCATCTGCAATTTCAGACTCGTATTTTTTCACAAGAGCATCTTTTAATTTTTCTGCTAAAAATGTGTTCATTTTTTAATTTTTTAAAGTTAATAAAAATCGGGCTTAGGTGTAAAGCCCGATTATGTTTTTTTTGATTTAGAATGGTAAATCTTCTGATGGTTCTTCGTTTGCTTGTGGGTCAACAACAGGTGTTGTTTCTTGTTTTGAACCTCCAAGTGAAATTTCAGCAGCTTCACCGTAAACATATTTTTTAAGTTCAGATGACCACATTGGTGTTTCACCAACTGCAACTGCCTCTAAATATTCTACAGGTTTTTTAGAATATACATCATTCCATGTTAATTCATCTTGAATCCATCCTTCCATGATTGCCTTATCCTCATGTAGTGGTTGTGGGTCATCATACATAATAGTTTGGATTACTGTGTACTCTTTTCCTTGTGGTGTTTTTGCCTTTGTAAGTTCAATAATTAAATCACGACCTTTTTCGGCATTAGTTACATCACCTTTAGCTTTCCAAATAGGTAGGATTTTATCTAAAACACCTTCTTGTTTGTAGTTGTGTTTGAATCTCCAAAACTTAACACCATCTTGTTCATTGTCTCGGTCAATAACTTTTACAATGTAAAATAAACGTGAACGGTATTGTGATGCCAATTCTTTGTCTTCTTTTTTACCTGTCGAAATTAATTCGTTATAAACTTCAGTTAATGGTGAACGGTCGTTGTCGTTTTTCTCGGGGTCATACAACTTAACCCACTGTCCGTTTACTTGGATTTCATGGTACCAAACTTCAACAAATGGTGATGAACCATCTTTTGTAGGTAAGATACGGATTCTTCGTGATGCGGATTTTTCATTCTTTTGAAGAATTGCGGAAAAATATTTCTTCAATCTGTCTTCTTGAGAAATGTTTGTTTTTGTGCTGTTGCTCGATGTTGAATTTTTTTCGTACTGAGCAAGTACTGAATCTAATACTGAATTTGCCATAAATAAATTTTTAATTATTACTCTTTTATCTATGAAAAATATAAGTGAACTTTCGTTTTTGTCAAATAAAAAAGGGAAGATAATTCTTCCCTCAAAAATATAATTATGAAAAATAATTAGTAAGTATTTTCATCATCATCTTGGTCAAAAATACCAAATGTTTTTTTAACTTCATTAGGTGAATAGTTTTCAACCTCATCTGAAGTTAAGATATATTCTTCTTTCCCTTGTTTTTCAAAGTCTTCTTTTTTGTCTTCAAAATAATCTGTCAATTTTTGATTATAAGGATAAGAATCAAGTGAACGTAACATCAATTTTTCTTCAGGTGACTTAGGTCTACTTTTTTCTACTTTACTTTCGATTGAATCAATTTTTGACATTATTTGGTCCATCTGATTTAATTTTGTTTCTAAATCATTCAATTTAGAAAACATACTATCCATGAACTCTTCTTGTTTTGTTTTAATTTCTTCTTGTGTTGTTACTAAATCTGTAATATCTATTTCTTCAGTTCCTTCTTCTTCATCTTTTTTTGTATCAACTTCTTCAACATCAGGGTCTGACTCAACATCTACAGGTTCGGGTATTGCGTCGGCGCCTCCTGCATCAGGTGTGGGTGCTCCTGCGTCAGGTGCTGGTGGTGTTGCTCCTGCATCAGGCGCGGGTGCTCCTGCGTCAGGTGCGGGTGGAGCTCCTGCTGCGTCAGGTGCTGGTGGTGCAACTTCTTGTTCATTAATATATCCTGTAATTTGGTTAAAACGTTTTAACTCTTCTAAAATTTGTCTTTCTATACTCATTTTTACCCATTTAATAATGTTTTAACCCCTTGTGGAGTTTCGACTTTTAATGTTCTATTTGTTTTCATAGTATTGTCAACTCTTTCAATTAGACCATCTTTCATTCTAATTGTATAACAATCACCAGTTTCCAAATCACAAACTTCTTGATACCCATTACCCTTATCTCTTTGTGTAATTTTTGTATCTTTTCTTAGATAATTATCTAATAACATTTTTATTTCCATAGTTTTTTTTATATAAATATTATGTTATGGGAAAAATATACCATAACTATTTTTAAATTGGACAAAATATCTATTATAAATATCTTGTATGTCGGGGAACGACGAATTTACTTTGTCATTTTTTCTAGTTATAAAATCATTGGTTGTACTTGGTAAATTAACGTAGGCACCTACTCCACCTCCAGGACTAACAAATCTTCCTTCAAACCAAAATAAAGTAAATAACGTATAGGCTTCTGCATATTTTTCAACATCTGTGGTATTTGTACTGAAAGTTTTTAGTTGTTCTATAATAGGTAAAAAACTTTGAACTTGAGCATGTATAAATTGTGTTGGTACTACAAAGTCTGAGAACGATGCATAAGGTCTAGATGATGTATCATTTTCTAATGCCGTTGTTAAACACACTTGTTGGGATATAAGAGCATTTAAATCTGCAGTATAGTTGTTTGAAGTTGATATTTCATATAGATTATAATTTGGTGGATTACAAACAACTTGGTCAATTTTATTATTTATTCTAGTAAATGCAATACCAAAATAAAGAGGTCGTAATTTTTCTTGGGCCGCTGGAATATTTGTCGTTAATAAAGTTTTTAAATCTTCAACCGTTATTGGTGTTATATTAATTCCAACAAATGGTGTAGTTGTAAACGTCGTCGCAGAAAGACAAATATTTTCAGGACTTTGTAACGCGCCAGGTTGTACCGTACCTTGTTGTGTGTTTACATTTGTAATTGGTTCAGTTGTCTTAACTTCTTTTAATATCAATTCTTTGTATGCGTTTATATAATTTTGATTGACTGTGTCTAATAGACTATTTGGTTGTGGTAAACTATATCTTGATATTCTTGGACCTGAAAAAGTTGTGGAAAAACTAGTTTGAGTAATTCTATGTGATAGTGATAAAACCATGTAAGGTCCATAGAATAATGGTACATGTCTTAAGTTGAAGTACATAGTCGGTTGAATCATGGCATTACCCATCATTTCTATTTCAACATTATAACTTCTACTTTTATATATACTATAAAGTGAAACGGATTGTTGAGCCACTTTGTCTCCTGAAACAGATGCTCCTAATTGTGCAAACATTTTATTTGATTCTGCAGTGTTTTTCTTTTCAGACATATCTACTTTAACACTTTTAAAAATACTTTGGTTTTGAGTTCCGTAATCAACGCTAAAACCTACTACTCTATTTTTTTTAGAGTAGTCTTCCTCGGGGTTAGATGGTACTCTTAATGGGTTGTCTGAAGATTTTCTTATATCAAATGTATCACTTGCAAACTTTGAAAATGAAGAATTACTTGCAACAAACTCTGACGGTTTACCTGTATAAAGTAATAAAAATTTTGGAGATGCCTTTAAATAATCAACATCCAAAAAAGTTCCAAACAATGTTTCAGTTGCATCCACAGGTAATGGTGTACTTTTCGCCACCGCCTGCTGTATACCGTAAAAATTAACGTATGCTGGTAAAGCAAAGAAAACCATGTTGTTTTGCGAACATATTTGAGATATTAATGATAAATAATTTTGGTTGTCGTTTGATTTTAAATAACCTTTGATTTTTTCTAAGTCAATTGTAAACTCATCACCAATATCTCTACCAGCCTTGTCTTGAAATAAAAAATCTTCAAATATTGTTTTATTTAAAAAATCAGTACCAGAAATCCATTTATCATTCATTGTTTTTAAAATGGAATATGTATCTAACTTATTAACATTACCTGAAGTTGTATTTTTGATTGTTGTTGTGTTAGTTGTTGTTGTAGGTAAATCAGTATTCAATCTATTGAAAGTCTGTGTTAAATTTTCAGCATTAAAATTTTGTTGTTGTAATAAAAAATTATTAATTGCTTGTTGGAATTTTAATTTATTTAAAGTTGCATCTTCAGATTTTTGTTTTGCAAATAATCTAATTAGTGGGAATAATGCTTCAACGTTTGCCTCTGTAAACTCAATATCCATTCCATTATTTGCCGTAAAAAAATCTGTAATTACACTCCCCGTATCTGTATATTGGAATGGTGTTTGGTTAAAAACTCCCACATATTTTCTAAGAGAGTTCCACGCATCTCTGTTGTTTGCAATACTTGTTGCTAATGTAGGTGAACCGACTGTTCCGTCACCAGGTAAGGAACCAGGTATATATGGATTAAGAGTTAAAGGGTTTAAAGGTTGGAATGTAGGATTGTTACTTATATAATTAAAAACTCTTCGTTTAAAATTACCGGGGTTACCCATTTTAAGAACACATTCAAAATTTAAAAAATCTACAACTTTTGGAAAAAAGTTAGATATTTGTTTTTCCGCCAAAAGTAAACCATCTTGTGATTCATCGTTTAGTAATGTCACGCTATTTTTTGGCACCATAAATAAGGATTCCATTTGATTGAAAAGTCGTTTTTCTGTCACATTTCTAACTGAACCAGGATTAGTATAGTTAGAGTTTGTTTGTTCTTCATTTAAAATTAAATCAGATACTGCCGGTGTTGGGTTACAAAAGTTTAAGAATAAATTTTCAAACTTATCTAAAATTTCTGGTTCAAATACCGCAAATATTTCTTCTATATTAGAATATGTTGATTGTGCATTTTTTAATTCGAAACTTAAATTTTTACTGTTGTTCGTGTAAACAACTTTTAAATATTCATTAAATGCTGGTTTTTTAATTAAAGAATTTTTAAAATAACCAAACTGTGATACACCCCAAAGTGGTCTAACACTTCCATTATAAACTGCCTTGTTATTAAAAACTTCTTCTTTAATTTTATTTGTCGCATCAAAACATTCAAAATTCATTTGGTTTATATTGATTCCCCCTGTTGATGGGATTAACAAAAACTTTTGATTGCTTTCGGGATTATCAAAATAGGCGTAGTAATTTTTGTTCACAAACGCTCTGTTTGGATTTTGTAAATCAAATCCAAAGTTGTAGAATTTTCCTGAAGTTGAGTTTGTACCTATTTTTAAACCTACTGTATTATACGCATCTAAAAAAGACTGATAGGTTGGTGTGTTTAAAATGGTCAAATCTTTGTTAAAGAAAAATCGATAAACATTATTAATTACTTTAGGATACACCCCTAAAGTGACATTATCCATCGTTTGATTAACATTTGGTATTAGTGTTGTTGTACTTTGTAATTTAATTTCTACTTGAGTTGTTCCGCCAGTATATGATGGAAAAATTAATTTACTATTTGTGCTAGGTGTTGTCCCTGTTGTGTCATAACTTTTTAAATAATCAAAATCGGTCCAAATTGTATTATCTAATATGTCATTTCCTGTTTGAATAAATTTTTTGTACCTATGCCATATACTTCCATATTTTAAAACCCACGCATATGGTAATCGGTGAATTGATGAAAACTTGTTAAAGGTTGACGCCAAATAATCTAAATCTGTTGCCACGGAACTTGTGTCATCAAAACTTTTAATTTTTTCTCTTGTTGTAATTAAAGGTAATGAATTTAAATATAAATAACCTAATGCAGCGTAAGGGTCTGAAACGTTTGTTTTTTGATTTTCAACTCCTTGAACTAAAGCATTAACAAAATATGGAGTATTCAATAATGATGTTGTTTGTATTTTTGTTGCTACTTGACCACTATATTCATTCCCATAATCAAAAATACTTTCGGTAAAATATAAGTCTTTTTCTTTTCTTGTTGAATAAAAATTACTCAAAGAAGTTTGTGAGTTTACTGGTACACTTGTATTCAAGTTTGTCATGAAAGGTTGTGTAAAATTTTTAAACTCATACTTAGAAACAAAAACATTGATATTTTTAGTGTTTTCTGTTTCGTTTACCCTCGCTATTGTTTTTTTCTCATCTAAATAAACATAACTTGATGTTTTATTAAAATCGTTTATTGATGAAATACTATCACCTCCTTGTAAATTTGACTTTAACCAATTAACATTTGTTATTGGGTAGTTGTCTAAAAAATAAGTGTCGGTGGCTGGCATACCGTTTATAAAATTTTTAATTGAGTCAGGTAATGGTACATTCCCGTCTATGGCAATTGATGAATTAGATAATGTGTCAATACTATAAACCTCATTATAAACATCAACGTTTTGTGTTCCATCATTTAATTCTAATAAATTTTTTATGTACTCTGTGGTAAAAACTGAGTCAGAATAAAGTGTCCATCTTGTACCAGTACCATTATTTGAAATTTTTCTTAATGTTTGTAAAAAATTGACGTAGGTGAATGAAAATTCTTTTAAAATTTTAGTGAGTGCCAAATTACTTTGTACTGTTTGTTTTATATTTTCAGCCTCTAAATTTCCCAAGAAAACAGGTATTTGTTCTTGGTTATATCCATTTCTATTTAATTTAGCATAATACGCACCTAAATAACTTCTTTCAAAAATTTCATATAAATAACTTTGTTCTTGAGTATTAACGTATGGTGTTGTTTTGAATGGAAATTCTACTGCATTTATAGATAAAACTTTACTTAACGATGCGGGATTATTATATACATTTGCAGATTTTGGTGTTGTTTTTTGTGCTATTGCATTAATGTATTCCTCAGTAAACGCAACTTCGGGCCATACAACACTATCGAATCCTTTTGTGGTGTTTATAACTGAACTGTCACCAGGGTATTTTATAACGTATAACTCTGAACCATCTTTTTGGGCTTCTTTTAAAAAATATTGTGGCCAAGGATAAACAACATTTAAATCGTTAAGTTGATTTGTACCGTTTACCAAATTTTTAGAATCTACTCCAAAATTTTTTGATGCCGGTATAATTGATTCTAACCTTATTGGGTTTGTTCTTTGATTCCATGCGCTTGTGTGGGTGTCTTCCATAAGTCTATAAAACCCATCTAATCCGGCAAATAAAACTGCCATAACGTTTCTTATAGTAGGTAAAAATCCTAAAACATTTGGTCCGTTTACTACTTGGTCACTTAAAAACTGAGTGAGAGATTTTTCTATTTCTACATTTTTTTTATTTAACTCATCATTAATTTTTTGAATCTTATCTAAAAAACTATTTGCAATATAATTGTTGGAACTTCCAACTTTATCACCAAATTTGTAATATTGGGGAAAATCATTAACCACAGTGTTGGTTAATGTGTCAAGTAAAAAATTTGGATTAAGACTTTTAAAGTCGGCAATAGATTTATTTAACTGATTGTCTGTTGGATTAGTTCCAAAATTAACAACATATGTTTCTCTAAAATCCGCGTCGGTTAATGTGTTATAATCTATCTCTTCAAAAATATCATTAATTGAAAATTTAATCGGTATTTCACCAGGTATATTTCCCTTATCAGGTAATTTATACTGTCCTCCCGTTCCAAAACTTTTGTTATTTTTTAATAAAGTAACATAGTTGTTTATTGCAGTTTCAACACGTTGTTTATATTTTGCTCTATCTGCAAATGAAATGTTTTCTAAATATGGGTAATAAATTTGTCCTTTGTATAATTTTTCTGATGTATCTAAAAAGTCAGTTATTGAATTGGCGTAGACTTCGTTTCTTAATTTATTTAAGTTTGTCTGAAAATCAGCAACATCATTCATTACTGTAAAATCTGCCTTTTTTAATGCGTCCGCTAATGCTGTAGGTAGGTTTTCTATTCGGGCAATAAATTCCTCTAAAGTTATTTCAGGAAAATCTGGAGTAATTAATCCCTTACTTTTATAAATAGAATAAGCTTCTCTCATTTTTTGTAACCCTACTGATTCAACAACGGTGGTTGAGTTGTTTGTATTTACACCATTATTTGAAGAGTTTGAAGTACTTTGAGTAACCACAGTTTCTGTTTGAAACATTTTTGGTGAGTTTCTAGCATATCCTATTATACTATCAGCAAGTATCGCACTGTTTCTACTTAAAAGTTTAAGAGTAATTTTAAAATTACCACTTGACGCTTCGAAACTCGCATTGAAATCCGTTAAACTTAATTGGTACCTAATTGCCTTCCCATAATATCCTTTTAAGGTTAAAAAAAACGGAGGATATGGTAAGTTAAAAAAAACAGAATATAATGAATTATCTCCTTGTTCAAATAAAGCTCGACCTCTAATGTCTTCCATTTGTATTGTTACATTTGTCACATTAGCTGGTGTTACGTCAACAGTTATTTCTGTAATACCTAAAGTTTGAGTATCTTCATAGTTTAAAACTTTTTGTTTAAAAACAGCATTTCCATCTTGATTAATTTGATATTCGGAGTTTTGATTAATTCCTTGACCTTGTCTAACGCCTCTACCTGTAAATTCATCCGACCAACTTGTATCAAATGCTTTTTTACCTTTGGGTCTTAAAAAATTAAGTTTCAAATCTTCAGGGAAAGTAGATAAGGATGCAATTTGTGAATTATAAACAGGATTATCAAAACTATCACCAATTGCTAATTTTGTTCTTGGTATAATTTGTGTTTCTAAATTTGCGTAAAAAACAAGATTTTCTTGTTGAACGTATCTATCTTTAACGTTGTTGTCTGCATCAACAACTTTGTTAGGGTCAATTAAAATAATATTATCGTAGTCGGCTTCGACTAGAATTTTATTTTCTTTGTTATATATCTGTCTGAATTTTGTTGGGTCATTAACGGCCATAATAAAAAATATGTGTATCTAATGCACTTTTGTAGCCTTGTAGAGCACTTATTAATGGGAATGGTATTATTAATACCGCACCGTCAGGAATATTTGTTTCTAAACCACCATATATTGGATTTGCAGTTAATATTAACCAACCAAAATATGGTGTTCCATATTTTTCATAACTTATTTTATCTAATCTACTTTTATTTTTTGTGTAAATGTATCTTTGGTCTGACGCTCTGACGGGTAGATTAACAAATGGAACTACCGTCTGTTGACCGTTAATTAAAAAATTTTGGTATCTGTTGTAGTATTGCATATTAGTCGAATGAAACTTTTAAGTTATATTCATCACCTGTAGAATTAGTTGATGCGTTTAGGGCTTTCATGTTGTCAATTTCTGTTTGTGCTGGAAATAATACTTGAGAAAAATTTAGTTTTCTTTCCTTATCTTTATTTAAATTATAACTACATGTTGAACAAAATTCTTTACTTAAAAAATTATCTTCGAAACTTTTAAATCTTGCATCAACAAAAGCTTTTGAATCTTTATATTTTGCGTAAGGTCCTGTTGGTATTTCTTGTCCCGTATTTGTAAAACCTAAATTACCTTTAAGATAATTAAACCAGTCGGTTTTTCTTTCATTGTTTGAAATTGTATCGACGACTTCATTTAAAAATTTGGTATAGTCATCAATAATTTCTTTACCGAATATCATAAAAAATCTATTTTCTTCAGGACTTATCGCATCTGGGTCCGAATCTATAAAGGTATTGAAATCAAACTCATCGTTATATACTTCATCTTGAGCGGTTGGAATCAGACTATATGTTTCTAAGTTGTTATTAAATGTGCTCATTTTGGTTCCAACAATTAATAAGTCTCCTTTTAACTCATCCAAAGTATTTGCGTATGTCGTATTAGATGGGTCAACCGCAGAAGTACCTGTCAAAGAAAAAACAATTACTTCATTTTTATCGTTAGAATAACCATCGAAAGAATTACACACATAATTTAATTGGTCTAATAAATCAATTGTTTTAGTTTCATCAACTTGATTTTTTACAATGTTGTTAGACGCCTCAGTTATAATAGACAGGTAAGTTGACTGTCGACTATCTATCATATCTTTAAGTTTTCTTTTAATTTTTCTTGTCGATATATTTGTAAAATTCTGTAGAGGTAAACTAGCCAATATCGGGCTTGTTTCATTTTCTACATCTTCTTTTGCTTTAGAAAACAACGCATCAACTTTATTTTCATACTGACTTTTTCCAAATATTTTTACTAAGTTAGTTTGTGGTTGATTGATGTTATTAAAATATCCCGTTTGGTATTTTCTATCTTTTGTAAAAATTAAAATTCCTCCAATCAATAACTTATCATTTATATTTTTTAAATTTTGAAAAACACTATTTGCATATTCTTTGGTTATGTCTATAAAATTTTTCATATTTTCTTTATATGATAAAACACCTGTAAATCCACTTAATGTTGTATCATATTTAGATGATTCTTGTTTTCCAATTGTAGTTCCAATTTTATTTTGTTGGTTTTGCTGTGGTCTTGTCAATGGGTTTATTTTCAAAGCTTCAAAATATTCTGCATCATACTGTGATGTTACATCTTCGGTTATTGTCGCCCTTTCATCATACATTTCAGTATTTGCATAATAATTAAATGAAAGGGCGTTTTGAAGTTCGGCTATCGGACCCGCCAATCCATGACCACCTATCATTTTAAATCCTAATGTTATGCTTGCAAACATAGGTTGAACGCCTATTCCTTCAGGATTCAAATCTAACGGTATATTTGAATTAAGTTCATATTTTATATCTAACCTATCAGGTATTATTTTAGTGTGGAAAAAATCACCAATCCTTAATACCAAAACAGGTGGTGCACCAAATGCACTGTTAAAGGCGTCGTTATAATCTAAACTATATGTTCCTGCCGCATTTTGTGAAACAGTTGGAATTGTATCTCCTGGTCTTACACATTGTTGTAAAAATGTTAATCTTGAGTTTAGACCTTCAGGAGTAATAGAGTGGAAAACAGGATTAAAATACTGAAACTTACTTCTAATTGTGTCATAAATAAATGGATTTGTCTCTTTAACCATTTGAAAATAATTACACTCTGTAAGTAACCTTCTTAATATTTTTTTCGCCAAATCTTTATATTGTGGTGTTTGTTTAAAGTTGTCAATTACTTGGTTTTGTGGTGTTGGTTTCGGTGCTGTACTTTCAGCAGCGGTAGGATTTGGAGCAGCAGACTCTACTTGTGAAGGTGGTGTTTCTGATTTTGCGGGTGGTCCTGGTTTATATACAATTTTTTCAATTTTTACTCTTCTACATGCCATTGCCTGTACAGAATAAATTCCTTCTTCGTATTGTGATTTAAATGGTTTGGTACAATCAATTTGTGAATATTTAGGGTCTTGAATTGCAGCACTTGAGCCCGTCGCTTTAGCATTTATTTTTAGTTTTCCTGAATCTATAAATGATTTTAAAGTTTTATTATTTACTGTAAACTTTTCAATAAACTTTAAAACCGCATCGTTTCTTCTTTCAGACAAATTTTGATTACCACTGGTATTTGTTGAGCTGGCAGTTGCCAATAAGTCAAAAGTGACTTCTCCACCTGAGTCTAAAACTTTAAATACTTCACTTAAAAACTCTTTTAAATCATTAAACTCTTGTAATATATTATCAAAAAATCCACTAAGGGTTTGTTTTCTTGTGTCAACATATTCGGTTAATGAAAAAGTAGGAGTTGTTGTTGTGTTAAGAGCCACTTTATTTGCGTCACTATATTTAAAAACTTTATTAAGTGGTTTTGTTGTGTCATATAATGTTTTATTTGACACATATTCATTATACCAATATTCAAAATCTTTACTTGTTGTTGAACTACTTGAATCGTTAGGTTGGGCGTTTTCAAAAAACAAAAATATTTCTTGAAACTTTGGGTCTGAAATTTTTGTTTCAGTTTCTGGTGGTGTTGTTTTTACAATTTCTTCTTTTACAGGTTCGGGGTCAGGTGTTTCTTTTACTATGGTTGTTGCTTGTTCAGGATATTTTATTAGTTGAATAGCGGTTTGAATATCCTGTGGGGCTAAAGATGCGAATCTTTGACCTAATGTATAAATGTCATATTTTAAACACCCTGCAAAAAATGAATCCATAACTTTTTTCAATTCTGACTCAGGTTTTATATCTTTCAACTCTTGGTCCACTAAAATGTTTGAGATAGAGGGATGGTCAACTATAATGTCAAAAGATAATGACCCATTTCTTTCAGTACTATTATATGTGTATATGGGTTCTGGTCTACCTATGAAATTTGTATTACTGAAGTCGGGTCTTGTGTCTTCACTAAATGTCAAGTTATATGGAGGAAACCACATAATTCTACCACCATTGGGTCCTCTTTCACAAGCCGGTAAATCTTGTACGGTAAAACCAGGTTTGTTTGATGTTCTCCAAGCCAAATTTTCTAACGAAAGCATATATTTTTTAACCTGACCATTAATAATATTTGACGATTGTCCGTTTTTATCATTGAATGGTACAATATTAAGGTTATATGTATTATCTAAAACTGAATAGGTATAATTTCTAATATTACCATCCGTTTTTTGTAGTTGTGAATAATTTGTAAAAGGAACATCTTTTGTAAATAATCTACAATATTCATATCCTTTTATTGTACTGTCTGTACTACCTACTGAGTTTTTTGAAGTATATCTAATAACTCGAGAACCTTTTGTCATTTCAACATATCCATCATTAAAAACTTTAGATATTTGATTTATCGCAGTACCAACGTGTTCTAATTTTTTAATTCCTGACCTGTCTGCAGAATCAACAATTTTTTGAGTTGTGTCTAAAATTGAACCGTCTCTCCATACATTGTTTTCTTCTATTTTCCAAGACTCAGTATCTTTGAACGCTGACTCATAATTTTTTGTAAATACGCTACTTTCACCAAATCTTTGTTTTCCTTCAGGACCTGCTAATTGTCCTGTTTTAAAATATGATTTTTTAGAAGACCATGTGAATCCACCAGCTAAAGGTGTTGTACCATCTATATAATTTCTAGTGTTGAGACCAAATTTATAATTTTGAAACGCTTCACCTTCAAAATACTTTCCTATTTCACCCACTGAGTAAACAGGTGCACCACTAGGTTCTCCGTTCCTGTCTAGGGGTTGAGCATTAACTGGAGATATTAAAGTAGAAAATATATCATCAGAATTACCACCACCATAAAATTCAGGGGATGGGGCAAATAAAGAAGGTCTTCTTAAAGTTAGACCTCTATAATCAGGTCTATATAAATTATAAAACAATTGCCCAAACAATAGACTTCTTGTTGCGTTAGATGTGTTGGCTAAAAAAAGTTCAGACCCTCTTTTGTTTTTTTGACCTGTTATTGTTCTAATTGCTCCCATAACAGTACTTGTCACAACTTCAACTGGGTTTTCAACAAGTCTATTTAACATACGTTTATTTGGGTAGTCAAAATATTCTCCAACTATAATGGAATACGGTGAATATAATCCTGCTATTTTAGCTGTAAAATTCAACGCTCTTCCAACTAATGATTCAGGTGATGTAATTGTATAATTTCTAGCTAATAACGGAATATTTCCTGATATTATTCCCGCTGCGTCAAATGGGTTAAGGTTTGGTTTTACTGATATTTCACCACTATCGGGGTCAACCGATGAGTCAAGAGCATTAACTCTACCTAAAGTTTGAGACAACAACTCACTTGCAATTCTATACTTATATTCTTTTTTTAATTGTCTTGCACCAATTCCCGCTAATGCGGAATCCTGTGACAAAGTACCATCAGAACCTCTTGGGTTGTCGCTTAATAATATATTAATAGGTCTATAGGTTGAAGGTATAAAATTTAAAGGTGTTAATGAATATGCATATGCACTTCCATAACTTGTTGGTATAATTTCATCAATTGTTATTACATCATAGTCTCCATCACCTGTTACATATTTATTTCTAACATATGCCTCTTGTTCTTTTTGAAATCCAATAACTTCTAATCCACTACCTTTAGTATCGGGAAAACCATATTCACCTTCATTTGACAATTTACCCAAATTTACATTGATGTCTACTGAATCTGTTGGTTGATTTTCAGGGTTATATTGATTTACACTAAATAATAAAGGTCTTTCATTTTCACCTTTAATTTCTAATTCACTGTCTAGTGTATCAGGAAAACCATAATTACCTTCGTTGGCGTTTGTTTGTAAATTTAAATTTGGAACTACAGTAGATTGAGATTGTCCTTGTTCAGGTCCATATTGATTTATAGCAAATAATATGGGTCTATCGGTTTCACCTTTAATTTCTAACTCACTATTAATTGTGTCTGTAAAGTCATATTCTTTTTCGTTAGCCTTTGTTTGCTTATTAATAAATGGGAATACAGTATCTAAAAAACCACCACCAGGACCATATTGGTTTAATGGGTATAAGGTATTTCTATTTTGTTCACCATCTTGTTCTAATTCGCTATTTATTGTATCAGGGAAACCATATTCACCTTCATTTGAACCTAAAGATAATATGTTATTAATTGAATATTTTGTTGCTCCGTACCCTGGAGTGGATGCGTCAGGTGTATATTTATTTAAAACTCTTAAAATAACTTCCCTATCATTACCGTTTGTTTCTAATCTATTGTTTACAGTATCAGAAATATTGTACTCTCCCGCACCTACAGTTTGAATAACTTGGTTATTTTGAATACTATAAACAGGTGTTCCAAAACCATTATTACTAGTATTTTTATAAACGTTTAATACTTTTAACGCAATTTCTTGTTGATTACCAATAGAATTTAAAAAACTGTTGATTGTATCGGCGATAGTATATTCACCTTGTCCATTTGTTACAAAAGGTTTTAAATCATTAATTGAATAAACAGGCGTACCAAAACCATTAATTGCAGAATTTTTATACGCATTTCTTACTTTAGATAAAATTTCTTGTTGGTTTCCTATACTATCTAAAAAACTATTTATTGTATCCGAAATACTATATTCACCCTCTCCTCTTGATTGAATTGTTTGATTATTATTAATGTACCATACAGTATCACCAAAACCACGGTCATTTGTGTTAAGTGGTTTATAAAGGTTTGTTACAATTAATTCTTTTTCTTTTGTATCACCAATTTTTTCTAAATCACTTCCAACAGTTAAAGGGTAACCATATTTACCTTTATTTGTTTCTGTTTGTAAATTTTTGTTAATTTCTATGGTATTACCATATGATGTTTCAAATTCTGTTGGCCCGTAAATGTTATTAACATACAATAATTTTTCTTGTCCGTCTCCAATTTTTTCTAATTTAGAGTTAATGGAGTTTTTAAAACCATATAAACCAAAATTAGTTTCAACATTAAGATTAACGTTAATATTGACCATATCTCCGTAGGTGGAGTTACTATTATCAGGGCCATATTTATTTTGTTTATATAAATCTTTTTCCTGTATGTCACCAATTTTAGAAATTTCTTCAGAGTCTTTTACTGAATAATCTACAATTTGAAATTCTTTATTTTGAAAAGATTCTCCAAAAGATGTGCCGTCAACACGATATGGTTTAAGATTTCGTGTTAATAATCTTTTTCTAAAGTTTTCAGAAGAGTTAAATGAAAGTGGACTATCCATTTATTTGTTTATTTTATAAATAGACATTGTTTAATTTTTATCCTCTTTTTTGAGTAATAAATGCATTTGATAATTTATCTGAATATTCAGCACTTAATCTAGTATTGACTGTGGACATAATTGTTTCTTTTAATTGTGACGTATTTAAAACTTCGTTTATTAGATTTTGTGGTATATTTGTGTTAATGTTCAAAGTAACTTCAGTTTTACCTCCAATTTCTACTTTTTGAGTTGTTTCTGTATTAGTTGGTGAAAATGAAGAAGACTTTGTTAATAAGTCAACCAAATTTTGTGATGGTTGAGCGGTAGCGTTTTTATATAATAAAGATAAATCTCCTCCCGATTTGGGACCTCCAATTGATTTTAAAATATTTTCAGATTCATTATATTTGTTAAAAAAATCTCCAATTCCAGGAGAAAGTAACATATCATCTTTAGTGTCTCCCAAAAATTTACCAAAAGAACCCGTAACCATTTTTCCTCCACCTGCAGGTACAAATGCATCTGAAACTTTTACTGTTGGGTTTGGTGAAGGTGGTGTTATACCCCCAAGTGTTACTTGTATAGAGGCAACAGTTGTATCAACAAGAGCTTTAAGAGTTGCTATAAAAGTTGTAAAAGTAGCCAATTGAAATTCGTATGCGGTTTTAATTGAGGAATTTGCATTATCAAACGAATTTTTGAACTCTCTGATTAAACCATTAAGAGATGTTTCAGCCGCACCATATAATGTTTTATCTTCTCCGGCTTTAAGTATTGTTTTCCCAACATCTAAACCTTGACCAAAAATACCTTGGTTTTGAATTGTAATTAATGTTGCCAATTGTTTATCTTGTACACTTAGTTGATTTTTAGCATTTTGTAACATTTCTGTTTGTAAATCTTGTTCGCTCTTACCTAAATCTTTGTTGTACTGATTCAATGCATCTATGAAAGTATTATCATTCATAAGTGTTGCCAAGTCTTTTCCTGCTTCATCAAAACCTGGTAAATCTATAGATACTTTACCTCCAGGTCCAATTTCTGCCAAACTTGAAACTAACCCTCTTTGTTCCTCAGTTAAACCTTTAAAATCAATCCCTTTGGACATAATTTCTTGTTCTTTTCTGGCATTGATTGCCCCTTTAGCAACGTCTTCATAAGATAGACCTAAAATATCGGCTTGTTGTCTTAATCTCAACATTTCCTCACCACCAATTTTAAATTCACCTGTAGTTTCATTAAAATCAACAGCAGCTGATGAGGCTTTAATAATTTGGTCTTGAAGTCCTTCCATATCATACATTGACATGTGTATTAATTGAAAGGGGTCACCTAATGCACCAATATTACCACCTAATGCTTGTAATTGAGAAGCCATTTCCACGGCCTTTTCGGGACCACCATTCAAGATTAGGTTTGCTGTTGTTTGTGCTTTATCTAAACTTAAACCTACACGTTGTGCTTGAGCGGCCATTTTTGTTAAACCTTCGACACCATTTTTAAAACCGTATATTTGAGCCTTTTGGATATTATCAGACACTGTTTTGGTTAGTACCTTTGCATCAACACCTGACGCCTTTGCGGTTGCAGCAACTTTATTCATTATCGCAATGGATTTACTTTGTGTAATACCATATTGAGTCATTCCTCCAATAAGTTTAGCGACATTCTCAGGAGTTTCTCCGATTGCTTTTCCAAAAACTAATGCGTTTTTTGTCATTTCAGCACTTGTAGGAATCATCCTACCCATACTTGATTGTACTCCTTCTAGAAATTTTCCCGCATCTTCAAATGCAATACCATATTGTATACCTTCTTCATAAACTTTATAAATTTCTTCTTGAAATTCAACAACGCCCTTTCTAAGTCCTTGACCTAAAGTTGTATTTAGTTTTGTTGCTTTGGATTCTAACGTTAAAAAGAAATTTTCAACCCTTGTTTGGTCAAATGCAGAATTAAACGCCTTATTTAATTGGTCTGAAAAGTTGGAAACTTGTACATCTGTATAGGTAGGACCGCCACTACCAGTGCCAGCAAAAGGGTCAGAATAACCTAAAAACATCATATAGTTTTATTTAATAAATATTATTCTTGTTGTTTTTTATTTTCTTCAATCAACTTATTAATGAAGAACTTTCTTTCATATGTTGGCATACTCATGATGTCTCGATAAGAAAATCTTGCGAACTTGACTAAATAATATATTTCGTCTAATAGATGTTTTTGATAATCAGAAGAAAGGGCGAAAAAACTCCACCCCAAAAGTAACATCAATAGTCACTTTTTCTCCAGACGGGGTTTGAATTACTTTTTGTAAATCGATTTTTGGTTCACATTTATATGCAAATCTTCTAAAGTCTTTTGCATCTGATATTGGCATTTGATTAATAAACTTTACAATTTGAAGTGGGTCCTTAGAACCATCGATTTCTACAATTTGTTTTTCTAATCTTTTGGTTGCAATAGGTACGGTCATACCGGCTGGATATTGAGAATTAAATTTGTCCAACTCTTTTTGGTCCCCAATTGTCAACAGTCTAAACTTAACTTCTTTTTTAGATTTTGGTAGTACATATGAGAATAACCCTTCAAAATCAGGTTTTTCTTCAATCGGTTTGTAATCCAACGCATCTAAAAGAACAGTTGTTTCAAAAGTTTTGTTTGTTCTCGGGTCAGTAACCGTAAAGTTATATTCAGGACCAAAAGATGTGTTTCTTAAAAAAATTAAAACTGCTTGAACGTCACAATCTAACATATCATTAATGTTAAATCCAGGTTCATATATTTTTTGTCTAAGTAATGAATAAATAATTCCATCTTTATCGTTATTTTGTGACATCAAAATATTTTCATCTTGTGCGGTTAAAAAACCTACTTTAATAGTTTCTTTTTTTGGTTTGTAAAATATACCTTGTGATGGTAATTTTATTACGTCATGTGGCAAACTAAAATCCATTTGCCCGTATTTTGCTGATTCGTCCATAGTTTTTATTTTAAAAATATTTTGAATAAAATTATTGTAAATAAAAAATCCCATCTATTGACGGGATTAATTATAATTTTATTTTTAAAATTTTAGTAAACTAGAATACATCTATCCGGTCTCAAAGTCATGTCTACAGTCATAAGGTCTGAACCATCATACCCGACCTCATTAAATTTTGCTTCCGTTATACTACAATTTTGTAATATCCACTTTTCAACTGCAACTCCTGTTGGGTCTAACATTTCTAAGTTCACATCTTTTTTGTAACCAGCAGCATAACCCATACGACCTGTTACTGATTCAGCATGTAAACGAACCCACTCCATTACCGCCTGAGCTGCCGATGGACCAATCGGGTCTCTTAAGGTTACAGAAATAGTGTCCCACGCAAAAGACCCTGCAACATAAGTTTCAGTATTCAAAAATTTAATTTCTTTTGTATCAATTTTAATTGACGGTCTTGACGCTTTTTCAACATACCATGAATTAATACCCAAACTAGAGTCAAATGTTAGTATAAACCTATTTTTCTTTTTTGGTTCGTACTGAAACGGCATTCTCATTAATAAATCAGCCATGTTTTCTTATTTTTTAATTTTTATTTTATTTTACTATAAATACTTACTAAATTATTTTTTGTATTTACTTTCAATTATTTTAAATTTATTCTATAACTAGAAACTAGTATTTAACTTTATTTCCTCCTTTTGTTAAATATAAGTTTAAAGGTAATTCTTCATACTCACTAGATAATAATTCTTTAATTTTTTCAACATTTCTTAAATCGTCATCTGAAAAACCAATATAAGGTTCCCAACTTGAATTAAATTCAACATCATTTTTAAACATAGGACTACCCTCAACCCCGTAACGACTTTTTAATTCACTTGCCAAACTCTTACAATAAGATATAAATTGTTTTAATGCATCAAATTTTGCTTGTTCAGGGTTAGAGGCGTTTCCTTTTTTAAAAGACACGGGTTCAAATTTACATAAGTCCAAATAGTCATTAAGTTCTGATGGTGACAATGCTTTAACAGTAGTGTCCGCTTTAACTTTGTTTCCTATTTCTCGATACTTGTATAAATTTCTAGCTAATTCTCTTGAGTCTATTCCGTTTTTATTACTCATTACTAAGTTGTAAACAGCCTCTCTTAAAGTTTCAGGACTATGACCTCTAGCGGTAATTATAGAAAAAACTGACCCACCATTTATACATTCCACAAAATCAGACCAAGACGGACCGGGTTTTGCAACCATTGAATCAATAATAAATCTTTTGTTTCCAAACTCCTTAAAGTTTTTAAATGCTCCGATAGAAAATGCGACGATTCTTTTACCTTTATACATAAACGGTTCAAAACCAATTTTTTCTCTGTACTCTGCAAAGTCTTCTGTTGACATGGGTATTTCGTTTTCGTCTTCATCCATAACCAAAATAGAAGTTGGCATGAATAAAATATTGTCATCCCAATCAAATGCATAATATTTTAAGTCAGGTCTACCAACATCATCAAATCCTTCGTTCAATCTTTGTTGAACAAATTTTCTAACATACCCTTTAATATCCATTATTTTTGAAGTTTTTCTAAAAGTTTTTCTAACTGAGATTCAGTTAAAACTACATTTTGTTTTTTTGTGGAATAAGTTTTGTCCGACCAATCTTTGATTCCAACTGACTCTTTAATAACTTTCTTTTTAATTTTCATTTTATTTATATTTTAAAAATAAGTGGGGGAATGACCCCCCACATTTATTATACGTTGTCAAATGATGCTCCTGTTGGTGTAATAACAAACTCGATGTCAATGTATTCTAACGCTCTTGTTGGTTTCAAGTAAATCTTACCTGTAAGAGTGTTTGAGTCTAAATCTTCAGGTGTATTTGAAACTGTAACTCTAAAGTCAATCAAACCTCGGTCTCTTCTAATTGAATCCAAAATTGGATTTACTGAATCTAAGAAGTCTTGTCTTACTTTGTCATCATTTTGTTCAAATAATAATCTAATTGCCACTGCTGAAATTAACTTACGAGCTTGTAGTAATAATCTTCTAACGTTGATTCTGTCAAGTGCAGATTCTCTAATTTGTAGAGTTTTATTACCCCAAATTACCGTACCAACATCATTGAAAGTCGCAATTGGGTTGATTCTACCTTTATATAATACGTCTCTATCTTCTTGTGTCAACTTACGTCTCGCTCTAATTGCATTTACAAGACCTCTCGTGTAACCCGCTGATGCGAACCAAGGGAATGCAATGTTGTCTGTTAATGCTAAGTTTTTAGTAACTTCAGCCGTAGGGGGAAGATAAATTTGTGTGTTATTAACACTATCCCTTGTTAATACCCAAGGGTAGTAAGTTGCTGTGTAGTTAGAGTCTATACCCGTAGTCTCTAAATTGTCAACCGCCTGTTGAGGATAAATTAACCCCTCTTCTATATTTTGGTAAGAAGGTAAGAATAAGTTAAAGTCAGGTGTAGTACAGATGTAAATTGAATCTGCTCTATCTTCCTCAATCAAATTAACCGCATCTTCAACTAAGTTACTGTTGTTTACATAGTCAATTCCTGGTGTAACAAACACATTTATATTTGTAGATTCAGGATTAGAGAATGTTGATTGACCCCATTTGTAAGCGTAGTAGTCAGTGTTCGCCCAAGTTTCTTGGTTTGGTCCTGAAATTTGTTTGAACGCTCCCCAACCTGATGCTGTAGGATATGTTGCGGAAGCTGCCGCTCCTTGTTTGTATCCTGTCTGACCTAACGCGAATGTATCTGCGTTTGTTCTAGACGCTCTATAAATGTCCCAACCGTCAAATCCGCCGTAAGCATATACGGTATATTTTCTTGTATTTAAGTTGTAATAAGGATTATCACTGTCTAAAGGTTCGCTCGAGAATGAACCCGCACCCACTTCAAACGCTGACTGACCTGAAGTAACATATCCGTTAGAAATAGTTACAATAGTTGCTCCACTATCCATATGGAAACCTTTAGTAACATAACCCCAATCAGGACCTGTAGTGTCAGTTGCGATATTTGTAGGAAGTTGTTTACCTTTGTATTCAAAGAAATCATAATCAACACCTGTAATATTAGAAATACCCAAGTATGCTTTTCTAACATTTTCACCTGATGAAGTTCTAATATTATTACCATTGTTTGCAGAACCAAAAGGAGGATTGTCTATTTGCTGTCCTGCCGTTAAATATCTTGTTTTGTATACAATAAATGGAGGTGTCGCATTTGAGTATTCTCTCATAATATAACCCTCAAATCCACAAGGTAGCGCATCTGTTGGTGCTTCATCAGCCATTTCAATCATTAAGTATTTAGATTTTACTTGATATTCACCATTAGAAGTACCAATTTTATTTGCTATAAAATTATTTTGTGTAGGGTCTAATGAACAGTTTGTAAAACTTTCTATTACTCTAACCTTATCGTCAGTATCATAAAAGTCTCTAACAAAAACGTCAAAAGTATTGTTTGTAAAAGATATATTACCTATTGATATTTTTACAAGTCTATTAGCCGCATTTCCATCGGAAATTAATACAAATCTAAATAACTTATAAACCAAATTACCTCTTAGTTCAGACACTAAGTAAGGAGTTTTAGGTGTTTGATATTGTTCTAAATAGAAACCAATAGTTTCAGTATCTAACGATTCAGCACTGTCCAATGCAATTAAATCACAGTATAAACCTCTAATTTTACTATTGTTATAACCTGAATTTAATAAACTTGGATAAATTTCCTCAACAAAAATTGGAACTTCGTTTCTATCTTTCGCAAAGTTTGATTTACCAAATAAACTTGACATGTAGTTGGAATTTGTAGACAACATTGAAGTTTCAAAACTAAATGTTTCAGAATCATATGTAATACCTGATATTACAAAAGTTGAGTATGGGTCACTTGTAACTGCTGAATATGTACCAGTACATACCATTTGAACGTCACTTGTACCCGTAACCCAATATTGTGGTCCGTGTTGTGTTGAAGAATATGTGGTAAGACCTCTTGAACGTAGTGTTGATACAACTAAATCATCCCATTCACTATAAGGTGAACCTGAATAGAATGTCATACCAATATTACATCTACCTGAGAACACACCACCACCGAGAGATGACATCGCTCCGATTGAAGCACCTAATCCGTATCCATAATATGAGCCAACACTTTGAATTTTGTTATAGTCAAATAATGCATAGTACCATGTATCATTCGTATCTGCTGAAAGATTTGTTAAAGATAAATTAACATTATCAACTCCAAAGGTTTCAGAAGTTGCGGTTACAGTATTCACTGAAGACCCTGACACGTAAGTTAGTGTATTCGCACTTAAAGTACCCCAATAAATCGCAGTTGTTGCTGAGGTAGACGCACTTAAACTAAATCTATTAACGTTAGTAGAAATAAAGTTTTGAAAATCTGCATTTAATGTGGAAGTTCCTCCGTTATAAGACGTGTATGTGCTGTAAAAATCAGCACTTAATTGTGATGGAACAGATGTAATTGTAATATTTCCACTAGTACCTGTAGTTCCTGTAAAGTTTAATGTAATACCTGTTGTATTACCTGTTGCTGATATTGTTGCCGGATTTGGGTTTGCAATAGTAACAACCGACCAAGATGGTCCTGCATCATAACCTGATAATCCAAGTATTCTTGTTACGAATAATTGATTTGATTGACTTAAGTAAGCCTTTGCAATATAAGACGCCTCATATTTTGGTATTTGGGTATTAACAAATCTTTCAGGACTTGTTCCCCCAAAATAAACTTGATATTCGTCAAAGTTTGTTATGAAAATAGGTTCAAATGCGGGACCTTGAATGGTTTCACCGACAATACCTAAAGTTGTTACACCAACGCTTTGTGCAACAAAAGTTAAATCTCTTTCTGAAGTGTAAACACCAGGTGAGACGAAAACCTTATTACTAGATGCCATTTTAAATTATGTTTTAGCTTTTTATGTTTTATATATAAATACATTGAATTTTTGCAAAAAACTATTGACAATAATATATTTATCTGATAAGGCAGACAAAATTCTGCCTTTTTTCTCACCTAAAATTATTATGAAAAATAAAAAAATTAAAAACATTAAAATATCTGATGACGCTCATTCAGTATTAAAAACTTACTGCGAAAAAAATGGTTTGAAATTGTATAAGTTTTTAGAAAATTTGATAATTAGAAATTGTAGTAAACCTAAAGATATATATGGTGAAGATTAAACAAAATAGGCAACAGTTTTAATTACCGATGTTTGAGTGATTAAAGTTTTATATGCTTTTATTAATACAGAATCCCCATCATTAACTTGAATCACATCTAAATCATCACCTATGTAAAGACCATTTATATAAACAGAAAATGCACTACCACAAGATGTTGTTGAGTTTGTTGTTGCGCCTGTTGGGTTTGAAAACACGGGCAAAGTACCACCTTGAACACAAACAGTTCCTGTATTACCACTTGTTATTCCTGATATGATTGATGGCCCGCTATTACATGTTACAAAATTTAAAGTGTTGTTTGTGGTTGCAGTATAATTAAAATTATAACAACTTGATAAATTTTGCAATTCAACAACTTTCAAATCTGCAGTATATCTAAAAACTTCAGATAGTTGTGTTACTCCAGGTAGAAAAGTAAAATCAAAATCAAAGTTGTCGGGTCGTGGAGGTTCAATTTCAACTCGTCTAGTTTTAATTTTTGTATCTACTTCAAACATCGTCATATATCTTGATATTGCGGGAGAAACTTGAAAATCTTCTTCATCTAATAAAAACCCTTGTAGTGTCAACTTATAATTTATAATGTAGTATTTTCTTTTTTCTAAATCTTTTACTGACTCATCGGACACTTCTTCCATCATTATTGGCATATAGTGTCCATTTATTTGAGTATAGGATTGAGCGGATGCAAATGTTTGCATAACAATTTTGTTAAACTCGTTGTTTTCTCTCATTCGATTACAAAACAACTTTAAATTGTAAACAATATCAACGGCAACAGGTTGTGGAACTTTATAGACATCGGCACCTTTTCTTTGTCCATCCCATGTTGGTACTGTAAAATAATTAATTCTAAGTTTTTCGGGGACATTAAATCTACCCCCAACATATTTACCTGGTTTAACTTCAGGGGTTCTTACAATTGCTAAAAAAGGTAATGATATATTTTTATCTAAATCTTGAAAATTCCATGTTTGTGTAAATTGCATCCAATTTTGATTGGTTATAATTCTATCAATCAACGGTACTTTTTTTTCATCAACAACTAATTCTAATTTGTCTTTAACAAAATCTAAAAACCCCCTGTCCAAATCGGCATGTAATACCCCTTTTGGTAAAAATGTTCCATGTCTTGTTATGTCCTCGAGCATTTCTTCTCTTCTTTCCACACCAAACTTTTGTGGAATCAAAGGTAAATTTTTTTTTACTTGTTTTGGAAAAGCCATAATTTAATTAAATTCCTTCAAATTCATTATTCGTAACAGGGGTTGCAAGAATTGTTCTATAAAATCTTTTATAACCAGCATAAGTATGTTTATTGTCAGTAAACACCCTACCATCATTTACCACACTATAATATCTAACTCTACTTTCTGTTTCATAATACCCAATATAATCACCATATTCTATATCAATTTCTAAATCATCTAAATAATCTTGATAAACACTAACAGTTAAATTACCCGGCTCTAACTGTTCTAATTTTGTTGAGCCATAGTCTTGGTTTGCAGGGGCCTCTATTTTAACCAAACCTTTAAATTCTATTGGTGGTAAAAATTGTATTCCGCCTTTTAATGCTTCGCCATACACATCGTCGTTGTTGGTTTTCTGTCTATCAACTTTATATAAAACTAAAGTGAAGTTCATATCCCCCTCTAACCATTCTCTTCCCATTTTTATATCTAAATTGAAGTCTTCTTCTGCAAAAAACTTATTTAATCTTGTTATTGGAACTTTAGGTTGTGTCATACCTATAAATACTTTAATTGATTTTTTCTTGAATTTTATTATATTTTATTATACTATGGAAGATTTTGTGCCTAAAACACCCGAATCAAAAGCCCTTTTAATATTAGATGATTACGAAGGGTCAAATAACTATATCCTTAATTTAAAACACAAAAAAGAGAACAGTAAGTCTTTCGTACCCACAAGACCGCAGGCGGATTATATCAATAATTATAACACAACACAACCAAAAGTTGCAAAAAAATGGGTCAAACTTGATTCATATTTTGGTAAAAAACTGATGGAAGATAAGATGTATACTAAGGAACCTTCTGAAATATATGTTGAAAAATTGTTGGTTGAAAAAGACAAAGCATATCATATTTGGGGTAAGATATTTTCAGGAGAAACTTTACATGATTTTTGGATGCCAAAATCAGCCTTATTAAAAGATAATGAAGTTAAAAACATTTCTATTGATTATGGTAAGTACACTCATAGACCTCCTATGGAACATCAAAAAGAAGCAATCGAAAAACTTGTAAGAAATAAAAAGTTTATTCTGGCCGATGACATGGGTCTTGGTAAAACAACATCAACCATAATTGCAGCATTAGAAACGGGAGCCAAAAAAATATTAATTGTGTGTCCAGCATCATTAAAAATAAATTGGCAAAGAGAGATTGCAAATTATTCAGATAGGTCTGTTTATATTGCAGAAGGTAAGAAATTTTCAGACGAACATGATTTTGTTATTGTAAACTACGACATCTTAAAAAATTTTCATGACATTAAAGAAAAGGATAAGTCAGAAATTATGAAAATTAATTTTGATTTGGTAATCATGGATGAAGCTCATATGATTTCTAATCCACAAGCCCAAAGAACAAAAATCGCTAACGACATCGCAAGTAAATCAAATAGAGTTTGGTTATTATCAGGAACACCTATGACCTCTCGACCTATGAATTATTATAATTTATTAAACCTTGTTGATAGTCCAGTGGCAATGAATTGGATGGCTTACGCTAAAAGATATTGTAATGGATTTCAATTTAGCGTTGGGAAAAGAAAGGTATGGAACGTTACAGGAGCATCCAATCTTGACGAATTAAGAGAAAGAACCTCAACACATATTCTAAGAAGGTTAAAAGAAGAAGTTTTGGATTTACCTGAAAAAATTATCACACCTGTTTATTTAAGACTCAAATCAAAAGACTACGAAGAATTAATGGGTGAATATTTTGATTGGTATGACCAAAACCCTGAAGAGTCATCTTCACTTACAATTCAGTTTGGTAAACTAATGAAAGTAAGAAAAGTAATTGCACAAGAAAAAATTAATAACACAATCGAGTTAGCGGAGAACATTATAGAACAAGGTAAAAAGGTCATTATATTTACAAACTTTACCGACACATTAAATCAAATCTATAATCACTTTGGTAAATCTGCGGTTTATTTAGATGGTAGTTGTTCTAAGTTTCACAGACAAAATGCGGTCGATGAATTTCAAACAAACGATAAAATCAAAGTATTTGTTGGAAACTTAAAGGCTGCTGGTGTGGGGATTACTTTAACCTCGGCGGAAGCTGTAATTATGAATGATTTATCTTTTGTTCCTGCTGAACACTCACAAGCAGAGGATAGGTCACATAGAATTGGTCAAAAAAATTCAACATCAGTTTATTATCCTCTTTTCGAAAATACAATAGAAGGTGCAATTTACGACATATTAAATAGGAAAAAGAAAATTATCTCAACAGTAATGGGTGACGATATGTTTGATGACGCATCCACAATAGAAGAAATGTTAAATTTAATTTCTAGCAATCGATGATATTTATATATCATGACCGTGGATATTAAATATATAGATGTTGACCCAACAAAGGAGGATAAAGAATTAATTAACAAATTTATTTCTCAGTTGAAAAAAAATTATCCTTTAGAAAATGACATAACAATCTTGTTTCAAAATAACAGAACTGGTAAAATGACCACAGGGTCAAGGACAGACAAACATAAATTAAAAATATTAGTTAAAGATAGATTAAATCGTGATGTGATGAGAACATTAGCACATGAATGGTCCCATGAACATCAAAGAACAGTTCTTAATAGAAAAAAAGGTAAAGACATTGGAGGTAAAAATGAAAATGAAGCCAGTTCTCAAGCATCTGAAGAAATAAAAAAATTCGAAAAAGGTAATAAAAAAATAGAAAAAGTTATTTATAAACCTTTTACAGAAAGAATTGAAAGAATAGAATCTTTGTTACAAATAGAATCTTTAGAAAAACAATCATTAATAAATGAAATTAAAAAAATAAGCGTAGATAAACTACCTTACGAATATGATTCTTTAGAAGTTTTTATTGATAGTGAAACAATGAAAACTCACTACAACAAACATTACAAAGGTTATGTTGAAAAATTAAATAAAGAATTAGAAAAAATAAGTGGTAAAGATTTAGACTTAGAACAAATTATATCTGACATTTCAAGTTTTAATACAATAGTTAGAAATAATGGTGGTGGAGCATTTAATCATGCGTTGTTTTGGAAAATGATGTCGCCTAAAAAACAAAAGTTAGACGACCCCATCAAAAGTAAAATAGAAAAGACTTTCGGTTCATTTGAAAAATTTAAAACAGAATTTGAAGACGCCGCCAAATCTCGTTTTGGTTCAGGTTGGGTATGGTTGATTCTTACAGATAAAAATAGATTGAAAATTGTAACCACCGCAAATCAAGACAACCCCCTAATGGATAATCAAGAAGAAAGAGGTTACCCCTTGTTAGGTCTTGACGTTTGGGAACATGCTTATTATTTAAAATACAAAAATCTAAGAGACAAGTACGTATCTAATTTTTGGAAAGTGGTTAATTGGGGATTTGTTAATGATTTGTATTCTACTCAGTCTAAACTTAACAACTAAATTATATTTATATAATAAAAACTTATGGCAACTACTGTAATTATCACCGAACCTGAAAGAAGTAAATTATATAAAAGAATAAAAAATCTTTTAGGTGCCCCTATTCGTAGTGTTGAATTAGAAGACGAAATGATGGATTCATTATTAGAATTATCTATTCAGGATTACGCACAGCACGTTAATGATTGGTTGATTGAAGCTCAATGGTCTTCTTTGAACGGTTTGAATTTAGATGAGCAATCACTAACAAGGGCCTTTACTACAAGAAGTATGGATTGGGAAACTCAATATACTTACGCATATTCAAAAATTGTGGGATTACAAGCTGGTGGCGATTATGTATTGAAAAAAGATTATATTGATTTAGTTGCAAATCAACAAATATATGAAATACCTGCAGGTCGTGAAATCAATGAAATATTATGGTTTTCTCGTTCTGAATTAGACGCAGCGTATTTTGACCCGTTCATGGGTGGATTTGGTGGATTTGGTGGTATTGGTTTAGGTGGTGGAGCAGGATTTTCTCAAATGGGGACAACAGGAAATTATTTTATTACACCAGCCTTTGATATTTTACTTAGAATGGCTGACATTCAAATGAAAAGAAGAATCATAACAGGAGATTTGACTTATAGAATAACGGCACTTCCTGAAGGAAAAAAAGCATTACATTTAATGAATGTACCTGGTGGAAAATTTGATTTTGGAAATATTGCTTATCAAAAATACAAAGTATGGTATTGGTATTATGATACTTTTGATAGAGATGATTGTTTAGCGAAAAATCCTGACGTAGTTAGACTTCCTTCTGACGTTCCAATTGACGAAATGAGATGGGATGAATTAAATTCACCAGCAAAAACTTGGGTTAGAAGATGGTTTACGGCATACTGTAAAGAAACTTTGGCAAAAGTAAGAGGTAAGTATAGTGGTAGTTTAAAGACTCCTGATAGTGAATTAACCTTAGAGTGGCAAAGTTTGAATACTGAAGCCAAAGATGAAAAGGCTATGTTGTGGGAAGAATTAAAAACTAGACTTGAAAGGTTAAGACCTGAAAAACAAATGGAACAAAAAGCCTTACAGGCTGAAAACTTGAACAAAGCCTTGAAATTTAGAGCATTTACAAGTCCTTATAATATCATATAATTTTTTTATGTCAGTATTTAAATCTATTCCTTCAATTAGAATAATTAATGGTAATAGAGTTGAAACATCAGATTCTGCAATAGTTTCTAACTCTTACTATGAAACCGATGGTGAATACGTCATTATCGTTTCGGGTGTTGAAAATTGTGAACTTTTGTTAAATTCATCAAACACCGACCACGTTGTTGTAAAATCTATGACGAATGTTTTAGTAAAGGGAGACTCATTAATTGATGAACAATATGAAGAAGTTGAATTAACTAAAGGTTCGTGCGTTGAGTTTAAAAAAGTCGGAAATTACTGGTATATATTATCTTCAGACGGATTAAAAAACTCTTAGTCGAAACTAAGAGCCATTAAATCCCCATCCACATCAAATTCAAAGTATTCATCAATATCCACCTTCTTTTGTTGTACGACAAATTCTTCCATTAACTTTTTGTTATTTTTAACCCAATCAACATCCACTAAATCAACAGTACCATCTAAATACATATAGTAAGGGTCAATACCTACGTTTTTCCAAAACGTTAATTCCATGTCAGATAATGTTAATACTTCCTCTAATGTATCTTGATGAGTTTCTTTCATGGGGTAACCACGTACTAATTCAGTTTGGGACTTAGTAAAGATAGGTCTATCTTTTGGGTCTTCAATTAAAATGTCCTCTCTAATTTCAGGTTTATAAACAACAAGTAATGGTTCAATCCTTTTGTTAAAAGCCGCCAAATATCTTGGAACATTATACTCACCTAATAAATCAGGATTCATTTCTATATCACGTTCATCAATCAAATAACAATTTAAAACTAATTCATCTTTTTTCTTTTGAACGTCTCCGTGAGATTTCTTTTCACCATTATTAACATAGAAGATTGTATCACCAAGACCAGGATTTTTACCTTCTTTAATCAAAAGTTCCATGTGTGCTTGACGGGACATCATATTTCCGGCCTTTGTTGTTTTAGTAATGTGAACTTTATAATCGTCTATTGATTGTTTAACACGAGCTTTGTTTGCAATTTTTGCCAAAGGAATTTGTCTGTTATAAAGTTTGTCCACATATTCGTAGTAGAAATCTAAAAACTCACCACCTTTACCGTCCAATAACATTCGAAGACCTTTGTCCAAAAATTCAGCAACATACGTTTGAAGTTTTTTAGATTTAATTGTATTACCTGTAAGTTTTACTTTACCCTTATCTGTAAGAAGTGCGTAGTTTTTACGAGCCACATTAATTGTTGATGGCCAAACACCGTCAATATCCAATCCCATTTCACCTCGTAAAAATAAATCATTGTATTCAGCAACATCGGCCTCGGCCCCAACATATTCTTTACCTTCTTTAACCAACCCATTTAAACCTTGACCAATGTATTTATACGATTCTCTATCTTGTGGGGTTTCAAAGTTTACACCGTCCGTGTCCATTACAAGTGGAACATAACCTCTTTTCATAAAGAACATAATCATTTGACGTAGGTATTGTCTACCTGTACAAGTAATCTGTTCACCCATATCAATATCACCCCACGGAAAAACTTGTGGTGCCGATAATGAACCAAAGAATGCGTTGATAAAGATTTTAATTGGTAATTGTTTTCTGTCGTAAGAAATCGCAAGTTTTGGGTCAATAGATTTATATTCACTTGCTAAGTTCTTGTATTTAATACGAGTATCACGGAAATACTTTAACATACTTTTCATTGCTCCTGTCACATCACACTTAGGAAACACATCGTGAACCAACTGAATAGATGGATATAGTGAAGAGTAGTCAAGTTTCAATACGTTTTTAGAGAACCCAACCTGTACCAAACGAGAAAGACCTCCTGTAAATTTTCTTTTTTCTAATTTTCTTGGTAATGCTAAATTATGTTTATATGACCATGCGGCCATAATCATTTTCCATAATGTCGCAGTTCCCATAGTTGAAAGTCTTTCATATGTTGTTGGTACAAGTTTAGACAATAAGAAGTTTGCTTGATTAAACTGTTCATCAACTATCATCGTTTCATAAAGGTCATCGTCCAAATAGTCCTCAATAATTTTTGAACCCGTAACTAATTTATAAACATCATCTCTTCTTTTACAGATTTCATCTATTTTTGAATCAAACCCAACTTTTTTATAAGCTCCGTTTTCTTTGTTCATCCAATATTCAAGATTATCAAAATAGATTTTACCAATCTTATCCCCCTCAACGTAAACACGATTTGGTTTTTCAGCTTCAATAAATTTGGTGATGTACTTCAAAGACCAACTCTTAATGTCTGAGTTGATTGCTTGTGCTCTACGAACTGCGTGTGCAATATCAACAATATTATATCCCCACATCTGAGTCTGAACGTATGGTTCCATTTCGTTCGCCAACTTTAGAATACCATCTTTTTGTTTTAGTGTATAATCAGGATGTAAGGTCTTGCAGATTTTTTTGATATTAACTTTTAATATTTCAGCTCTTTTTAGAATAAATGGGAAGTCAAAGAATGCTGAGTTGTAACCCCCAATCAAAGATGGTTTTAACTCATCAATAGTCTTAAAGAAGTCGACAATCATTTGTCGTTCTTCATCTTCATTTTGTGCTGATAATAATTTTAAAAAACCACGATTGTCTTTCATCCCTATCAAGAATATCTTACTTGTTTTAGGGTCAAGACCTGTGGTTTCAATATCGAATACAAACCTGTGGATTTCATCGTATTCATCAAAACCTTTGAATAGTCTTTTACTTTTTTGAATTAAGTATTGTTCTACGGGTGATAATATTTGAATTGAGTCTGTATTATCTCTACCCCATGGGTCTAATCCACCACCCTTAAAGAAATTTACAAGATTAGAATATGACTTGGTTGTTTTAACTAAATACTTCAGTCCGTTTTCTAAACGTTCGTCATTGTGAGTATCAAGTTTTTCTATGATAATACCATTTTCACTCATCGCACGTTTTTGTGCGTGTTTGTCGTTCTTGTAAAAGTTTTTACCTTTCAAGTCACCAACCCAAGCAAATGGAATAAATGTGTCGGGACGTAATAATTTACCCTTAACAGGGTCTTGAATTACCTTATATATTTTAGATGATTTGTAATCGTATTCGAGTGATACAATATATTTTTCGTCGTCTTCACCTAATAAAAAGCGTTCAATTTCTTCTTGTGGAACCATATTTTATATTTTTAATTTTGGGTTATTATTCTCACAAACTATGTTGTGGTTTCCCTTTTTTAATAAATATAAAAATGAGTTGTGTTAATGTCAAACAATGTTTATATAAAGATTTTCTCTAATTGGCGAAATCAATTCTCCATTTTGTAAAACTACTGAAAATTCACCTATAAACCTACCTTTTATTTTTGTATCGTTTGCGGTCCATTTGTAATATAAATAATATTCAGTTGGACTATCGGGGTTATTTTTTAATTTTTCGACAATATAAGCTTGGTTCATAAATATTTTTTGTATTCCATTCTTTTCGTCTTTCATTGAAAAACGAATAATTGCATTATCTAAAATTTCTATAATATTTTTATAAGAGTCACTTCTACCGTCCACGACTGGTTCCATTTTCAAAATTGGTAATGTAGAGTTTTGATTTATAAAAAATTCCATTTTTTCTTCTTATGTAGTTTATGAACAATTATTTAATACTTGAGTAACAACGCCATTTGAAATACTTAATAATACGTAGTTTCCACCGTTTTGTGCAACATAAAATCCTGTCATACCATAGTAATTACATGTTGTAGGTCCACCATAGAACACCGTACCAACTTGAATTTGTGGAGTATCAATGTACATAGATTCAATTGCTCCATTGGTACTACATGTTCCTGCAGATAAACACAACAACGAACTACAAGCCAACGAATAACTATTTGAAAAATTACCATATTGATTAGTAGAAAAACTTAAATATGAGGATAAGTATGGGTGTGTTGTTAAACAAGGTACGGGTGTTGGAGCCGGAGGACATAATGCACAATCTCCATTTTGACCATACACTTGACCGTTCCATGTCACAGTTTGAGGACCTGCAGATGGACCTGTAACAACATAACACTGACCATTTGTTCCACCAACAACATAATAGTTGTCAAGATTTTGATATTGAGGAGGTATTGAAATAACTTCCGCATCAAACTCACCCGCACAAGGTATTGCAACTGCAAGTATATTTGCGGGTGTCGGAGTAGGGGTAGGTGTTGGGGTTGGTGTCGGAGTAGGAGTAGGTGTTGGGGTAGGGGTAGGTGTTGGAGTTGGTGCCGGAGTCAAACAATCAGGACACCAATAATCAAACAAATCAAATTTATCTTTTAAAATTCTAAAATTATGTTGTACTTGAGGACTTGCAAAAGGTTCAGTATACATTCTAAATTGTGATATACCCCCCATAAATGAACCCCCAAAATTTTGTTCAACAAGTATATTTGTGGTTAAACCACTTAAAGTTGTTGCTGACAATATTTCATTTGGAAATAATTCAGGGTCTTGTATATATGGTCCTGTTAATAACGTATCTGCCGAAAAAATTAAATTGTCATGTAATCCTTGACTACCCCCACCCCAAGAAATATTAAACGGTACACCGATTTGTTTTTCTTTTTCACAATTTAATTCTCTTGGAATTATTTCTTCAAAGTTTTCAATTATGGTGAATAAGTAACCGTTGATATATAATTTTAGTCTTCCTAATCTATACCAAGTATCATCAAACCATTTATGGTCAAAAACAATTCTATAAACTTTATTTTCTTTTGTGTCTCCAGAATGTGTTTCAGGTGGCATAATCAAATTATATGCAGTCCCGTTTAAAATAGATTGATAAGTCACCTCTCTTATATCCCCTAAACCGCCAAGATTTAATAAATCACATTCTTCTATTGTTGTATATCTTTCAAAAACTGCCGTAACCATTACCCATCTGTCTTCAGTTATTGTCCCACAAACATAATCACATACATCATATATTGGTGGTGTACATACTTCGGTTATGGTGTACCCTGTTTGAAAAGTAACACCAGTAGTTTCACAAACACCTGTTGTGACACAATCTCCTGTTATTTTAATGTATTTGATACATAAACTTGGATTTAAAGGACAACCACTAAATCTAATTGATAATGCGTTTGACAACACATCAAATTTAGGGTCTAATGGTGGAACTGGTATTTGTTCTGTACATGCTCCACATCCACAACCAATATTATGATACGCCGTTGTTGAACTAGTTGGGTAAAGTTTTACACAATTTGCGTTTGTATATCCTGTTTCATAACAAGTACAACTACTTAAACTTGTTAATCCTGTTGTTGCTCTAGTGTATCCTGAATCCGATTCAGGACTTCCACTTGCAAAATGATAAAATTTGTTTTCGGCTCTTGTACCAAAATAGAAAAAAGTACCAGCATTACTTGGGTATTTTGTATTCAGATACTCTTCAGTTGATGTATTAATAATATATTCATCTAAGTTTCTTGGTTTTATAACCGTCTCCATGGTCCAACCTTTATTTACTCGTTCAGGAAAAACTTCATAGTCATAACCAAAAAGTTTATAAAATCCTTGATAGAAACCACCGTATAATTCTTGATAGTAACCAATTGTTGGGTCACTTTTAGAAACAATATTATACATAGATTGTTTTGGTCTACCTGAAAAAACAACATTTGGTAGATTGGTATACCCCGTAACCATATGCATTTTCATTCTTCTGTCGTAGTATATTGGGTTAAACTTATAATCATTTCTAACCCCCATAGTGTAATAAAGTGTTTGACCTGTCAACGAAGTAAATAAACCATTATCGGTTCCAACTATTCCAACATCACAAGTTCCCGTAAATGCCGAGATACAATCTAAATCAACATTATTAGGGTTGTAATAATTTTTACTAACTAAAGTAGCACCACTATAAAAGGTGTCAAACGACATTGGTATTTGAGGA